ATGAAAGTAAAAATTCAAAACCGAAGTGTCTACCACAAATTTGCTGAGGTAGAAATAGAAGTCGACAAGGATGAGTTTGAGCATTACAAACTTGAGCATGGGAAGTATACCACCTTGCTTGATTTTCTACAAGATAGATGTTTCCTTTATGATACCAAGATTGATGAAGCTATGAGTAAAGCAGAGTATGTGCATGGCACAGGTCTGTATGATTTTAAAGGAATGGATGAAGCAGAGTCAGATAGCGAATGGAGATATGATTGTCCACAATTAAAAACAGGGGGACATTTATAACAGTTTAAATTAAATATTATGATAAATAAAGTAACAAAAGAGGATTGTATGGAAGCCATAGAATACCTGCACGTACAAGGTTTTGTTGAAGAAATGTCAACAGATAAAAAGCACTACACAGAAATACTACTCAAGAAAGTAGCTAATGATTATAAATTAAACTTAGGATTATGAAAGAAAATAAACTTATAGCAAATTTTATGTTTGAAGAAACAATGCCTATCAATCAAATGCAATACCACAAATCTTGGGATTGGCTAATGCCTGTAGTGGAGAAGATAGAGAGTTTTGAAGGCGGAGAGGATGGAGATTTAATGAGAGGACATCTATATAATTTCAGAATAGAACAACATTTTGTTAACATATTTGATGCAGAATCAATGGATGATATTATTGAGATGATTGGAGATAGCAAATTAGATGCAACATACAATGCAGTAGTAGAATTTATAAACCAATATAACAATTTGGATTTGTCTAAATAATTTTGTAAGTTTGTCTAACTTAATATTAAAACACTATGAATAGATTACACACCTTATCCGATGGTTTTAGTTGGTGGATTGTCACCGACAAAGCCGAGGCTTTATACGACTCAGGAGCCGTTGAATTATATGTTTTATATGACGATGATACCGAGTCTCTAATTGAGAGTAAAGACGAACTCTTTGAAGCCATCAATTTAAAACTTAATATAGGAATGGAATTAGGTTTCCTAAGAAAGAAACCTACATTTTGGAATGAGTGCAAGAGATTGCTAAAAGATGGGCATTGGTATGTTAAGGTTTCTGACATAGTAAAATATATTTAGATGAAAAAAATAATAACCCATTGGACAATTCAAATTAAATGGAACGATGGTACCGATAACTACGTTGACCACATCCCTGACTATATAGCAAAAAATGTAGACCCATGGCTTGATGATTTAGAGAGGGAAGAGAATATTGAAGATGATTGTGATTGCGAAGAGTTAGGTACTACTCCTATTGGTGAGCCAACTAAATTAATAAATAAAATTGAATAATAATCAAGAGTTAGAACAAGCTATATTTATAGTCGTCATTAGTATGGCTATATTGTTTGGCATGGTAGTAATAATGTTATAAATAAAATAAAATCATGAAAGTAAAAATCTTTGATGCATATGTTGAACAGGTAGCCGTCCTGTTTAATTTACACGAACATGAAATCTTTGAGAAGTCAAAGAAAAGAGAGGTCGTGGATGCAAGGCATTTAATATATTATCTGTGCTATCACAGACCTATGAAGCTAAAGTATATTCAAAACTTTATGCATGGTAGAGGTTACGAGATAGGACATTCAAGTATTATCCATGGCATACAAATGGTTAAAGAGTTATCAGAAACCGACCAAGATTATAAACAGGTTCTTCAAAACTTAAATGTTAATGAAGTAGTTTGATAGGGTTAGAGCATATTTGGTTTGAGGCTAAGAATGATAATTATGCCTGTGCATTAGATGGGAAAAATTATTCTGCACGTACATTGTTTGGAATTAAAATAGTCCACGACACTAAATCAAATGATATTATCATATATAATACTACACGAGGTGGTGATTATTATGAAGAATTAACTAACGAATTAAATTATTTTTTTGAAGGTGGATGGAGATATGGTGTATATAAAATAGCTTTGGAAAATTGTAAGCACAGATTAAATAAAATAGAAGTGTCTATGAGAAACGAAGTAAACACCAAAAGAAATCCCAAACAAATTCAATCGTTAAAAACAGCACGAATTAGAGTGTTAAGTAAATACAATTATATTAGTAATAAATTAAATAAAATAAAAAATGACTAAATTAAAAACAGTAAACATTAAAGGCAGACAGTATGTCGAAGTAAACGAAAGATTAATATATTTTCGTAAAAATTATCCAAATTTTTCATTAGTATCTGAAGTTATAGAAAAAACAGATACATCTATTTTGATTCAAGCAAAAATAATAAATGATGGAGTTGTCTTAGCAACAGGATTAGCCGAAGAAGAAAAAGGTAGTACCTTCATAAACAAAACATCCTATGTAGAGAACTGCGAGACATCAGCTTGGGGTAGAGCATTGGGTAATTTTGGAATAGGTATTGAAAGTTCCGTAGCAACAGCAGATGAGGTTAAAAATGCTATTGCAAACCAAACACATAGTGACACGACTACTTCTAAACAGGTTTTGATGGAACTAAATGATGAAAAGATGACAGACGTATTAAGATATGTAGCATCTAATAAATCTCAGGGGCTTGAATGGATAATAAACAATATATCTAAAAAATATAACGTAACTACAAAAGTTAAAAACCAAATAAAGAAAACACTACAGGATGGAGAAAAAAGTAACTAAAAAAGTAATTAATCTTCTTAAATCTGATACAGAATATTACTCAGGAATTGGTAAGCAATTTATAAGTAATTCCGATATTAGTACCTTACTGAAAAACCCAAAAATGTTTGGTGTTCCTCAGCCTGATAGAAAAGAATTTATATTAGGAAGATACTTTCATTGTAAAATACTTGAGCCTGAAAAAGTAAAAGATTTTCTTATAGCGAATGTTAATAGCAGAAATTCCAAAGCATATAAGGAATTTTGTGCTGATAATTTAGTGCCTTATGCAATGCTTGAGTCTGAAAAGATACAGGTAGATAAATGGTGCGATACTATGCTCAGTCATCTAGATTTCTACGAACTTATACAGGATGCAGAAAACCAATTTGAAGTTCCAAGTGTCAAAAACATAGGAGAGTTCGATGGTGGTGCATTGTGGAAAGGGAAGGCTGATATAGTTCATAAAGATTATGTTATTGACTTAAAGACAAGTGGTGACATTATGAAATTTAAAAACAGTATTTATAATTACAATTATGATTCACAAGGTTATATTTATCGTGAGCTTTTTGGTAAGCCTATTTTGTTTCTTGTTATTGATAAGTCTACACAAGTGTTGGGAATGTATGAATTATCTGACGAGAGTTACGAAAGGGGTGCTTACAAAGTGGAACAAGCTCTTAAGGTTTACAAAGAATTCTTTGGAGAAAATAAAACTAAAGATGTTGACCTTCACTATCTTAAACAAGTTATATAGTAAGATAAAAGTTAAAAGAAAAAGGACGAGTTTTGTTATTGAAGTTCCGTTGGAGCAAGACAATATCCATGGCTACTATGAATTAGTTGCCTCAACTATTAAACTAATGGAACAAAAAATTAAAATTAAAAACTATGGCGAATGATGAAAAAATATTTGCAGATGGTTTCTCTTTCAAAAGAAGAGATAATGCTCCTGACTTTGTTGTTGGAAGGATAAGTGTTAAAGTTGACGATGCGATTGCGTTTATGAAGAAACATCATAAAGGGGGTTGGGTAAACCTGAATTGTAACAAGGCTAAAAGTGGAAGCTTTTACATTGAACTAGATACATTTGTGCCTAAAACAGCTACAGAAAAGTCTCCTGAAAAAGAAGGGGCTGATTTACCATTTTAAATAATCAGGGGGTAGTTTCGGCTACCCCTTTTTTAAACCACTATAATTAAATGCAAGAACAACACATAACTATATTTAAAAATATTAAGGAAACCGATACGCCTTTTCATAGACCTATTGGACATATACTTAAAAGAATTAAAAACGGTGCAACAAAAGAATTAGTAAAACAAATCCGTTCTGAAAAAAGAAAAACAGAACGAAACGAATTAAAAAAGATGTTACCTGCAATATGTTTTTCAGGTATCTTTAATAAGAGAAACGATAGTTCTATTCAAGAACACACAGGAATAATATGTTTAGATTTTGATGGCTATGAAAAGAACAAAGAATTATTACAGGATAAAGAAAACCTGACGAAAAATAATTATGTTTATTCTACTTTCATAAGTCCATCAGGTCAAGGATTAAAGGTGTTGGTTAAAATACCTAATGATGCTGACAATCATGTTAATTATTTTAATTCACTTCAAAAACATTTTGATAATCCCCACTTTGACATTACTTGCAAAAATGTATCACGAGTATGTTACGAAAGCTATGACCCATTAATATATGTAAATGAAAACTCAAGTGTTTGGGATACTATAGAAGAAAAGGAATACCAAGAAAGACATACATTACGAGACCTTCCAACGATACCTATAACTGATGAAAATAAAATTGTTGAGATACTTACCAAATGGTGGTTAAAAAAATACCCGATGGTGGAAGGGCAAAGAAATAATAATGTCTTTGTATTAGCTTCAGCATTTAATGATTATGGCATAAATAAATCTTTAGCCAATTATGTATTAAGCAACTACCAAACAAAAGATTTTGGACTGAGTGAAATTAATAGAACTATAGATAGTGCTTATGCACAGACACAAAATTTTGGCACCAAGTATTACGAAGATGATGAAAGAATAAATAACATTAAAGTAAAACTCAGGCGTGGGGTATCAAAAAAAGAAATAAAATCTCAGTTATCTGAAACAAGTATAGATGGGCAAGTTATCGAAGCTGTCCTTCAAAGAGTTGATGAGGAAAACAAAGAACAAAAGTTTTGGACTAAAAGTGATAAAGGTGTAATTAAAGTTGTACATATTTTATTCAAACAGTTTTTAGAAGACAATGGCTTTTATAAGTTTTGTCCTGAAGGAAGTAAGAACTATGTATTTGTTAAGGTTACAAATAATTTAATAGACCATACGGATGAAAAGCAAATAAAAGATTTTGTTTTAAATCACTTAATCGAATTAGATGACCCAACTATATATAATTACTTTGCTGACAACACAAGATTTTTTCGTGAAGAGTTTCTTTCTTTATTGTCGACCATTGATATATATTTTATTGAAGACACAAAATCTACATCTTATTTATATTACAAAAATTGTGCTATTAAAATAACTAAAAATTCTTTAGATGTTTTAGACTATATTGATTTAGGTGGGTATGTATGGAAAGACCATGTTATTAATAGAAACTTTAATGAGTGTGAATTTTTACAAAGCGATTACAAAAAATTTGTGTCAAACATTTGTAAGAACGAGGGAGATAGGATGGCATCAATGGAAAGTACGATAGGATTTCTTATGCATGGTTACAAGAATTTAAGTTATTGTCCTGCCGTTATACTTAATGATGAGGTTATTTCTGATAACCCTGAAGGTGGAACAGGCAAGGGTATTTTTATGAACGCTTTGTCACAAATGAAAAAGGTTGTTACTATAGATGGCAAATCATTTTATTTTGAAAGAAGTTTTGCTTATCAATTAGTTTCTGCCGACACACAAATATTAGTGTTTGATGATGTTAAGAAAGCATTTGATTTTGAAAGATTGTTTAGTGTAGTAACAGAAGGTTTAACGCTAGAAAAGAAAAACAAAGATGCTATTAAGATACCATTTAGTAAGTCTCCGAAGATAGCTATTACGACAAACTACGCTATAAAAGGGGCAGGTAATTCTTTCGTAAGAAGAAAGTGGGAATTGGAATTGCACCAATTCTACAACAAAAACTTTTCACCTTTAGATGATTTTGGAAAATTAATGTTTGGAGATTGGGATGATAGTGAATGGTGTATGTTTGATAACTATATGATTAGCTGTCTACAATTATATTTATCAAAAGGATTGGTTAAAAGTAAATTTGTAAATTTAAAAATTAGACAACTATCTGCTGAAACATCACACGATTTTATTGAATGGTGTGGAATAATAAACGGAACAACAGAAAATGAAAAACTTGAAATAGATAGAAGAATTTCATTACAAGATTGTTACTTTGATTTTATAGAACAATACCCTGACTATGGACCCAAAGCTAAATTGACTATATCAAGAATAAAATTTAACAAATGGATATACTCTTTTGCAGTTTACAAAACAGGGTTATCTCCTGAAGAGGGGAGAGATGGTACAGGTAGATGGATAAGAATAAAAAGAAAAGAAGAGAATAACATTCAAACCAAATTGATATGATGGATTTTTCCGACTTAAAAAATATTGAAGAAGCATATAGAAATTCTTATGATGTTTTATTTAATGATGTTCAATATGAATCAATCATGGAAAAGGGTCGTAGTTATTTTTTACATCACCCATCTAAGCCTATTTCTATTGAGTTACTTTTAGATATGACAGATTTTTTTTCTGCGGAAGAAGAGTTTGAAAAATGTGTGATAATAAAAAAATTCATTGATGAAAGACATAATTGATTACGCAGCGACAGGATATAATAACCATGAATCTTTACGACAAGCAAGACTGCTGCAAAAAGTAATGTTTAAAAAACATGAAGTAAGACAAGGACGAGGAAAAAAAGCTACAGTTAAGATGCAGTTTGTCTATAATGAAATTGAAGACCAAGAAATAAGAACAAGAATAACAAACACTATAAAACACTATGAAAATAAATTGGAGACCGTATCAGAAAAAAATAATAACCAAAGGGCTTGAACTTGTAAATAAATATAGGTTTGTATATTTAGCTATGGAGGTTAGAACAGGTAAAACTTTAACCTCTTTAGGGATTGCTAGTTCCTGCGGTTTTAAAGACATAGTTTTTATTACAAAAAAGAAAGCAATTTCTTCTATAACAAAAGACTATAAATTATTAAATCCTAATTTTAACTTTCATGTAATTAATTATGAGTCCATGCACAAGCTTATGGTAAAACGATGTGACTTTTTAATATTAGATGAATCCCATGGGTTAGGGGCATTTCCAAAGCCTAGCAAAAGAGCCAAAGCTGTTAAAGATTTTATACATAAGTACGACCCTGCTGTTTGTTTGTTATCAGGTACTCCTTCTCCTGAATCATACAGTCAAATCTACCATCAGGTCTATGGTATTCCTGCCAATCCTTTTAATCACTTTAAAAACTTTTACGCTTTTTCTAAGGATTATGTAAAGGTAACTCGTAAAAAAATTAATTCTTTATATATCAATGACTATAGTAATGGTAAGCCAAGTATTTTAAGAACCATGCAACCTTATACTATAAGTTACACACAAAAACAAGCAGGTTTTAAAGTTGAAACTACAGAAGAAGTATTACAAGTGGAGTTATTAGAATCAACCTACTCAATGATTAAAAGATTTAAACAACAAAAAGTTCTTTCAGGAAGTAAGGACGTAGTTTTAGGTGACACACCTGTTAAGCTTATGAGTAAACTACATCAGTTGTATTCGGGAACTGTAAAGTTTGAATCAGGCAAATCTATGGTTGTAGATTGGAGCAAAGCAAGTTTTATTAAGGAACATTTTTTTAACCAAAAGATTGCAATTTTTTATAAGTTTAAGGAAGAACTTGAAGCTATGAAAGATGTATATGGTAGTTTTCTTACAACAGAGCTTGACGAGTTTAATTCTACTAATAAAAACATTGCTTTGCAGATTGTTAGTGGGAGGGAAGGTATAAGTTTATCTAAAGCCGAGTGTTTAGTGTATTACAATATAGACTTTTCAGCTACCTCCTATTGGCAATCTAAAGACCGAATGACTACCAAAGAAAGATTAAGAAATAAAGTTTATTGGGTCTTTGCAAAAGATGGAATAGAAAATGACATATATAAAACTGTAATTAACAAGAAAGATTACACGGTAAATCATTTCAAAAAGGATTTATTATCTTTGTAATATGAGGTTTATTAGGTTTTTACTTGTGTGGATAAGCCAAAATTTAGCTGTACCTTTTTGGGTGGTTGGTCATATACATCTTTCTATACATAGTTTTAATGACCTCTATGAGTTATTCTGTTCCTTAGGCATGAACTTAATAGTAGCTATAGGATTTTTAATAGATTATAAAAATGACAGAGCAGGTAATACAGAGAAAAAGAATTAAACAACTAGAAAAAGAAGGTTACTATGTAATAAAACTTACAGTAACTAACAAGAACGGTATCCCTGATTTAATAGCGATACCAAAAGACTCAGAAGTATTGTTTGTAGAATGTAAAAGACCAAATGGAGTAGTTTCAGAATTGCAAAAGTTTAGGTTAGAAGAACTGAAAGAATATGCAAAGACAGAAGTATATAGGGGAGATTAAACATTACGAAGTTGATGATTGGTTTGTCGATAAAATTAGAGAGTTGGACCCAAAGTTGGGAATACAAATTGCTACCCAAGTAGATAGAGTTGTCGAGCAGTTACCATCTCAAGAACATTGGACTCAAGAAATAGCAGGTGTTTCAAATGCACTTTCATCTCCATATTTTTTTAAAGTAGAATATATTAGGGAACATGGTGAGCCTCCTATATTTTTAGACATACAGCCTATAGATGTTGATGAGTATTTAGATTATTATAATGAAAAAAAAACAATTAAATTAAATGAAGAAACGTACAACAACACATCTGAATTATCTTAAAAAGATAGTAGATACAGAGTTTGGAATTGATATAGCAAGTCCGAGTAGAAAAATAATATATACTAATGCTAGATTAGTGTTTTATTTTATAGCACGAAAATATGGTGGAAGTTACAGTAAAATAGGTGAGTTCCTAGGTAAAAATCACGCAACTGTAATTCATGTTATAAAAAAAGCACCTTGGCTTCTTGCTCAAGAAAAAGATTTAGAGTTGTCTTATTTAAGGTGTAAAAACTTATTTGAATCCACAAACCACCCTGTATTAGATTACTCTCTTACAGATTTAAGAATGGCTTATTTAGAGCTTGAGTCTGCATATGATGAATTAAAAAAAAGCACGAAGCAGTTGCATGACTAAAAAATAAATTATAAATTGTATGAAACTTAATCAAATGAGCTATACTTTTTCAGATATAGATAAAATAATTGAATTTAAAAGTTGGTCAGTAAGAAAAATTACAGATGAACTTTTACGAATAGATTGCTCACAGTACACTAACTTAGGAAGTGACTCTCTGAAATCTGAAAGATTAGAGGTTAGAAAAAACTCAAGAAAAATATATAAAGCTATTAAAACTGTTGATTCAGAACTTGGGTCAAGGTTATTAGATGCTATGGATAAATAAAAAAATAAATGACAGCCCTAGAACAAGAAAGAATTCAGCACATTAATCTATTGATGGATGAATTAAATGGGTTTAATTGTGAGATATATGAAAGTCTCTGCGACAAAGAATATAAAGTTACAAAGCATACCATAAATATATTTCAAAAAAAACTTAAAGCCCTTTCAGATTCTATGCAAGATGAAATCTAAGAAATGCAGGAGCTGTAGTGAAGTAAAAACAATCGACAACTTTTATAAGGGTGGGCGTAAAACTAAAGCAGGTGTAGACATAATGGATAACTTATGTAAGAATTGCAAAAGAATTTATAAAATTAAAAGAAGGAAAAGGCGAAGAGATTGGTTAAGTAAAATAAAAAATAAATTAAAATGTAGTATGTGTGGTTACTCAAAAGCTACCCATCCTAACTTTTCAATAAATGCTTTACAATTTCACCATACTCAAGACAATAAAGATTTTTGTGTAGCGGATGGTAGTTCAAAAGGGTATTCTAAAGAAAATATTTTAAAAGAAATAAATAAATGTATGTGCTTATGCAGTAGGTGTCATGCAGAAATACATTCAAAATGAGGTTTGAAAACGATAAGGATTTATCTAGAGAAAAAAAAGCTATTGAATTTTTTGTAAACAGGTTTGAAGGTTCTTATAAAAAGCTAGACCCTAACGATGTGGACTACCGAGTTTATAATAAAGTCGGAAAATTAATTGCTTATGCAGAGGTAAAGGGTAGACACAGGACTTTAGAAGAGGCATATCCGTTGCCTGTGGCAGCACGAAAAGTAGTAAAGCTTTGTGATAAAAGATTAAATCCTGTTATTATATGGGCGTGTGATGATGGTATTATATATGGAAAACCAACTGATATTAAAGGTGAAGTAAGGTGGGGAGGAAGGAAGCCTCGTGAGGGTGCGGTCAACGACCAAGAGCTGATGATTTATTATCCAAAGCAAAAGACTTTTCGTTACTTCAAATTTTACTAACCTCCGTATCTCTTAGATGGTCTTAATCCCTTAGGTTTCTTAGGAGATTTTTTAAATCCATCTGTAGCATAATACAACCTGACTTGTGCATCGGAAAATATCTTACCACTCGGACTCTCGTTTTTATTCTTTCCTATTTTTTTAAATGGCATTATCTTTTTGGTGCCTGATAGCCACCAAGCTTTTTAGTTTGTTTGTTTTTTCTTTTCTGCTCTTTTTGATACTCAATATTTTTTTCGATTGTTGTCTTGGGTGTTGTAGATTTTTTATTAGCAGGACCCTCAATCTGATATTTAGAATAGTTAAGTAATCTCAATATGTCTGTACCAATGTCCCCATTTTTACCCATATCATCCATGTTGTCAATAAACTTTTTGATTTGTGTAGCAGGAATTCCGGGAACACTCGTTAGCTCTGCAACAAACTTTTCAAAGTGTTGTTGTTTTTTAACAGGGTCTTTAGTTTTATCGAATCTTTGATAAAGTGTAATTAACCTTTGCATTACCATCAAAGGGGCAATACTTTTAGCTTGTACAGGGAAACCTTTATTTTGTATTTCATCAGCCAACATTTTAACGATGTCTCCTACAATAAATAATGCGTTTAAGTTTCCAACGACTGCAGCCCTTAATAAATCTTCCTCATCTTCATCTCTTACTCCTCTTAATATTCCGGGTAATCCTAATGTAACATACTGAAATAATACCGGAGCAAAAACATGATAAGTAGCAAATGTTCTAAGGTTCTCACCTAATGTTCCCTTACCTGCTTTAGAATCCCATGCCTTTACCTTTCGATATAAATTTCTCGTGGCTTGTATTTCTTTTCTAAGGTATTGTTTAGGAGTAGTCATAAACATATTTAAACCTCTCTGTAATGCACCGGCAGTTTGATAGTAGTCCCTATCTTGTAAGTCCATAGACTGCTGTGTTCTCTTTGTGTCTTTTTCAAACTTAAGCACGGCTTCTTTCTGTGCTTGTTCTTCACTTAATCCACGTTTTAAACCTTGGTCTTTATAATATAAATAGTTAGGCATACCTCCCAAATAAATTGCAGCCTTGTCACCAAACTTAGTAGTGAACATTACGAAGTTAACATAGTAATCCCAATACTGATTAGGGACAAACTCAGCCATATTAGCTTCGGAGTAAGACTCAATAACTCTTGTTATGGATTGTCTGTTTCTATCCTGCATATAAACAGAATTTTTAGAAATTTCTTTAAAAGTTTTCTTTATTTGAGGTAGATTCTTTAATGAATACTTCAACCAATTAGCGTAGCCAATATCATTAGCGTATGTAATCATAGATGTTAACTGCTTTATCATAACAGTTGGGTTCAATCCAATCCTAGAAATGATAAACATATTGTTAAGTGCGTTTACAACCCTATCAGCAGGGCTATTTCTCACACCTTTGTTTGCTATTTTAGTAATCATATTGTCTATCAAACGATTTACATAATTACCGTGAATAGAACTAATTGCTTCTTTTACTAGTTTGTTAGAGAATATTTTATTTATATCTCTCATAGTCTCACCGTATGCAGCGAAGTATTCCATGTCCCTTAAGTAAGTAAACATTACATTCATGGAATTCATTTTTCTAATAGGTAAATTATTATTTACCCTAAACTTTGTTGATGAAGCTCCTACTGATGTGTTATAAACTGATTTATCAGACAATAAATCTATAGACTCCTGCTCAACTCCTTGTCTGTATATCATACCGGAATAATATTGATTCCATGGCATATTAGTTCTATACAAGCTTTTATATACCTCATTATAGTAAGGGTACAATGAAGGATAATATTCATTTACCTGCCAATCAGCAAACTCTTTTACACCGTCTTTCATTTTAGATTCCATCTCCTCCATAATTCTAGAATAATCCTTACCAAATGTAGCTTCAAATGATGCTCTATTTGCAGGGTCTTTGTAAAGATTATAGTAGTATGCCATTTCATTTTGACTTAAATAAACTTCATTCTCTTTCATAACCTGCCTTAATTCATAGGCAGATATTTTTTTATCATCAAAATCTTTTTGAGCTTTTTCTAAAGCAGCAGGGTCTAATATATAAGTAGGGTCATTAGTTAATTTATTATGTGACCTAACTTCATTTCTCCATTTCTTACCATATATTTCCTTAAGTTTTTGGTCTAGTATTTCCTCTTGCTGCATCATCCTTTGCTTATATTTTCTACTTGATGTATCAACACGATTGGATACTAATTCTTGAAGTTTACCTCCAAACATTTCTCCCGGTAATTTAGAAACTAAATCCATTAAACCATCTAAAGCTTCAGCTTCATTAAAGAATTGCGTGAGTTTGCTAGTGAATTGGTTTATAAACTTTTTAATTACATTTTTAGTTTTATTTTGTCTTGCGTTTAGTCTTTTAACATTATCTAAATCAAGCTGTGACTTAGCATCAGGGTCTCCCATATCAACCTTTTGCCCTGTTATTTCTTCTATTGCTGTAGAAGATTGTTCATTATATTTTTTATTCGACTCTTCTAACTCTTGTTTTAACTCCGACCTACCTAAAACAATCATGTCTTCAAGAATTTTTGCTGACATATCTAAAGCACCTGTTTTATTTACATCGGTGTCCTCCATCTGTAAAGAGTTATTTATATTTAAAAGAAGAGTTATATCCTCCATTCTAGAATAATCTCCTTCTGTTTTTACAGACTTTTGGTTAATAGAATTAAACTCTTTAGTTAATGCCTCGTTTTCTTTATCTATATCTTCAGCAGTAGCAGATTTATTAAGTCTGTCTTTTTTAATTTTTTCTATTCTCTCCTTAATATTTAAACTAACCTTCGCAGCTTTTATTCTACCACCAATACGAGTTATATATTTACCATTAAGAATATTATCTATAGTCTTTTCTAAACGAGTGTTATTTTTCTTTGTTACAAACTCAATTACCTCATCAAATATATTTTCAATATTATTTTCTTGTGCATTTGTAACTGCTCTAACAAGCTTCATAACTTCAGACCTAGTATATATATCTTTTGGTAATGACTTTCTTATAAAGTTTCTTAGTGCAGATTTTATTTTTTGTAAATCTCTTGCACCTCTTTTTCTAGCAAATAAAAGTTTCCTTGCTTCTGTAAGTTTCTCTTGTACATTTTCACTTGGTCTTGTTCCGACACTTTTTTGAAACTCATAAAGCATAGCTGCTTGTCTAGTGGTCAATGACTTACTGCCATCACCCTCTTTTTTAAACTCAGGTTGCTTCTCTAAAAATTCTATTGTTTGGTCTGCAATTTGTTGCTCAGTAAGTTTTACTTTTTTCTTTGAGTTTGCTTTAATTAATTTTTGCTCGTAAGCTTTTGCTCTTTGATATAGTTTTACACCTGACTTAAATCCGTCTTGTAAATTCCTGAAACTATTAGGAAGGGTACCAAAAATATCTACTGATACTTCCATTAAATCATTAACCACTTTTGCCGGGAATTTTTTAACTCTAATTAAAAAGTCTTTAATCACTTCATCTCTAAAGTTTCCATCCCTTCCTTCAGTAATTATGTCTACTATTTCTTTTTGTTGTCTACCTCTAGGAGAAAAAGGATTTATTTTACCTCTTGGACCTGATAAGTAATAAGACCCACTTCTAGCACGTTTTAAACTTACAGATGGCGGTAACATTCTTTTAATTTGAGAAGTATTAATAACAGATGGCATAAAGCCGGAATCATTCATATTAAAAAATCTTCCTATTTGTTCTATAGACTTTTGTTCTCTACCTCTAGTTCTTATAGGCTTTGATATACTTTTAACTCCGGAACCCAATGGAGATATAACCTCCCCCTGCTGTACCCTTCCTAAATCTTTAGCACGTTGTTGTATAGGAATTGGCATTATAGTAAAGGCATCAACTACTTTGTTTGGTACACCAATAACATCCCCCTCAATTGTATTAGAATATGTAGAGTGATTAGAATCTGTTCTGACACCTGTTGGTTTTAATACCAACATAATATCATTTATTTGAAACTCATTCTCTCTAAAGAATCCATCAATAAAGCTTTCTGTTTCTATAAACCCACCGTTATCCCTAACATATTGAGCATATTTAGTGTTTTTCTTTGATTGCTCTTGGTGTCCTATTAAGAATCTCTTCCTAACCGTACCGTCTGTATTATCTCTTATTTCCTCAAAACTGTTGTATTTTTCTAATGTTTCTCTTATAGCTTTAACAGGATTAGTTTCTAGTGCTTCAGTTTTAAAAGTTTCAAATGAAGGTAATCCATCTGTAATATTATCAAATACAACTTTATTAAAGAGATGCATGACATTTGGAGACCCACTAATAATAAAAATATAGTCAGAATTATTTATATTCTTCTGAATTGTTGTAGGGTTTACACTACTTGCCCAAATATCTCCGGGTGTTTGCAGAGCAAAACTTGGTCCACCATCTATACCGGTGTTTGGATTTATACCTAATTGGTCAGCTTTCCAAAACCAAACTTTTTGTTTTTTATCTACAATATCATCTATAAGTTTATTGATGTCAATTTTATTCTTTGAAGATATTAATGAATTGGGATAGGAGTCTTTAAAGTTTATATTCCTCTGTTCTCTCCCCCCTTTTGGTTTAGTAATTTCTGTAGGGGTTCCTATATTTTCTGTACCTGTTTCTCTTAAATCTTTTAGGACAGATAAATCTTCTGCCAAAACTTCTCTACCTTCTCTTACCTTACCTGATAATGAGTTTAACATTTCAATTATCTTAGAGTCTTGCTCTGTTATAATATCAAAATTAAATCCTATAGAGTTACCAATTTTTTTAATAAAATTAACTACAGCATTTTTGGTAGGAGTATTTAATGTGTCGTAGTTTGCAGCTAGTTGCCCAAAAAGTTCGGCTAATCTTTCTTCGTTTTGAACTGTAGGTCCTTGTGATTCATAAGCCTGTCCAAATCTTTTTATTTGCCTAGCCAATAAACTATTACTATCAAGACCTTTTTCAGCCGAAGTTAATAATGTTTTTAATGCATTAGCGGTGTTGGTTTCTCCAAGAGTATTAAATATAAATGCGTGACCGACCTCATGAAATACTGTAGAGGTATTTGCTTTATTCATATCTATATGAATAATATTATCATCAAACGAAAAGAAACCTCTTCCGTCAGTTCCGGTAGCTTTATTAAACTCTTTGCTTGATTCGTGTAATATTATTTTAGTGTCAGGTAAAACTTTTGTTATAGACTTACTAATTTTTGTTGCTGCATTAAGAACTTGATTTCTAACACCTTGCTTTATAGAATTTAATTTACGCTTAGGTTTCCCTTTTCTATTAAAAAATAAATTATTAGTAGTCGAACTACTTTCAGTTTCATCTCCAATAGCTGATGCAAAATCCTCTGCTTCTTGAGTTGTTACTTCATCTCCTTCTTGAAGCTCTTGAGTTTCACTTTTTGTTTCTCCAAATTCAGGGATTGCTGACTCAGCTTTTTGAGCTGCATCTTGTTCCGCATTAGCAAGGAGTGTAATGTCTTTAAGTTGTTCAGTAATTTCTTCGATTCTAGCGTTTTGCTTTAGTGCTAACTCCGGAGCTAAAGGTTCTATCTCAGTTTTTAATGCTTGTCTTTCCATTACCAAGCTTAATGCTAATCGTTGTTGCTGTAAATTCAAATCCCCCGGCACCTGTGGCATTAATCCTTCAATTATATTAAAGGTTTCTAGCATTGTGTCAGCATCTTTTTGAGTCAACTCATCATTAGGGTCGGCTACCCTTTGCTTTAAGTCCGTAGTAAAAAACTTTTTATATTGCGTATCTCCTAACATTCCTTTGAACATCTCAAAGGCTTCATCAGTCACTAAGTCTAAATTTTTAGGGTTTGTTGCCATAGCAGATATAGCCGTTGGTACAGCCATTATTTTTCCTCCTACAGCTTCAAGAGCTCCTTGATATAAAAGCTCTCCCATATATCCTGTAAATGAATCAGGAGTTTGAAAATATTGTTTTTCTTTATTGAAATTGTATATTCTTTCTGATAAATCTTCAGCAACAAACTGTAAAGCACCTGTTTCAAATTCTGCTGCACCACCTGCCCCAATTACAAGTAAGCCTCTTCCAACTAAATTGTTTACGTCCTCACGAATAAGTTTTGCTAACAGCTTTCCTTCAGTTCCCTTTTTGACTACACCTAATTTATTCAAACCTCTTACCAACATATTCTGAACAAACGGACTACTACTAGTTATATTTCTAAATCCTATGTTTTCTAGTACGGCTGTTGCAATACCTACAGGTACAGCGACAGTTCGTTGTTCGTCTAATGAAATGTTATCAAAATTTGGGTTGTTTGCCATCTTACCCATTTGGGCATCCATGGATTGACCTAGTAATCTTACAGTTCGGGATACATTGTTTTTATCTGAAGCATATTTTTTTAATTCCCTAACCACCAAGGGTCCACCTTTAGCTATAGCTTTTTGTGCTACTGTTTTGTAAATACCAATGAATGCAGGGATAGAATACGCAACACCGTGTAAGGCTTTTTGCATAAACGACCCTTCATTTTTTACTATTTTACGAGTCATTGCTTGTTCATCTGTCTCACCCGAAATAACAGTTAATGCTGTACGAATATTGTCTCTTAATCCGGACTCTAAATCCATATTATTTAACATACCCGTGTACCGATTAAAATTATTAGCATCACCCAAAGCTGCGCTTTTAGCTTTGTCATAACTAGTTATAGTTTCTGTCTGTAAAATATTAGGTCTCCCCGGCATCTCCCTAGTTATTTCTGTACCTTCATATTCTTGTACAGCCTTCATTGAAGTGTTTCTAAAAATAGATTCAGTTGCTGAGTGAAGGTCATCCCCATCTTTACTTACGGTATTTTCTAAGACCACTTGTAACATTTCAGGAGAAAGTTTATCAAGCTCTGACTTTAATTTATCTTGGTCTATAACATTTAACTTACCTTTTTTTAAATATTTATCTATGTTAGAAATAGCCTCTTTATCAGCAGACGTATCTCCATCCCCCATTAGACTTGATATTAAATTTGAATTTAATGCGTACCCATCGGTATTATCTATTAATATTTCCGTTGCATAATCTATGTGTTCATCTGCAGCCCTTCTACTTTTACCTGCATCAAATGTCCCTCTTATTCTTTCTATTTTATCTACAGTAAAAGCAGCTAAGTCCCCTGCAGTACCTGAAACTATTCCTCCTATCCCCTCTGCTAAAGTTGAGCCTAACCTTTCAATACCTTCTGCCACATCAAAGTAATCTCCTTTAGATTTTTTTAACATTAAATAATAATCAGCAGCTATCCCATTAAGCTCCCTGCCTCTAACTTGAAAACTTTTTTGTTGGTTAGCAAGTCTTTGTTTTTCTGTATTTAAATTATTTTTTAATTGGGTATACTTAGCATAATCTTGGCTGTTAGCTAACTCAGTTGGAGTTAAACCCACAAAATTATCTTGATAAATTTTATCTAAACGAAGTTGTTCCTTGCTAAAGTTTCTTACATCTGTAGAAAAATTATCTACCTGTGAATTAAATAAAGTATTTAAAGACTTAAGTTCATCCATGTTTTGAATTTTCTTAAGTTTTCTTTCTTGAGATTTAGTTCTTTCTGAAAATATTCTTTCAGACTCAACCCTGTTTTTCTCTAAAAAATCTCTTAATTTTTTGGCTCTTTTATTAGCAAATAAACCAATGTCTTCATTAACAAATGGAATACCAAAGGCATCTAGTACGATTTTAATTTCTTCTCCATTAGCAGCCTTGACATTCATGGCATCACCAATGTTTGTCTGTTCAAACTGAAAACCATAGTCTCCAAACTTATAGTTCATTTCAGCCACTACATCTTCTTCTTGTCTGTCAGAAGTTAAATCTGAAGTAATATTATTTTTACTTACTTGAAACTCATCAACCTCTTGGTCTGAAAGAATAGTCCCTGTAAATGGATTTGTACTTGTTTCAGGTTTTTGTAAATACGAAGGAGAATTGATATTGAACTCCTCTGAAATTGAAGTTGAAGAGGGTGTACCTTCGGGTAGTTGGTTGTCGGGATTGCTGAAGTTTAGATTTTTTTTTTCACCCTCTTCGACTGTTACAGTTTCTGCAACAGGTCCCCAAGCTGCTGAAAAAACATCTACTGTAGTTGTTTCAAATAAACCTTGATTTTTTCCGAGTTCGTATAGTGAATTAATTTGATTCTCATCTGCCTGAGAGAAAACCTCAAAGGGAGTAGCTTCAGTAAGAAGACCTTCGTTTAAATATAAATCGTATAACTGCTGTAACTTATCGTTCATCGCTTATTATTTAAATATATTATCTCCACTTGTTGTTGCACCTGCTTTACTTTCACCTGTAATTGTTCCCACTTGGTCAGTTAAGAAGCTCTCCTGTGCCTTAGCTTCAGCTTCAGATGTATTTCCTTTTACTGCATTAAGAAGTGCTTCTAAATTAGATTTAATTTCTGCACTTTCTGTATTGTTAGTATACAATGTTACTTGTTCCATACCTTCTTTATTAAGATATATTTTATTTGCAGTATTGTAAGGTATTGTTACTTTAAATCCTAAAGGACCTAATAAAGTTTTTAGTTTATTTGCCGTTGCATCATCCGTTTTTTCGTCAAATAAATCAGAAGTTATTTTTTCGTCATAATATCTATTTACTTGTTCACTAGAAGTTTCACTTGTAAATGTTTCAGCTCCTTTACCTGTTCCTTGAGAAATTGAAGTATACTCTAAAGTAAGTTTAGATTTATCAGGATTAGTTTTATTTAATTCATTATCTAAGTTTACATAGAACTCATCTGTTATCTTTCCTTTTCTTGTTTCTTTTCTTCCGTCAGCGAAAGTTACAACTACTGTCCCTTCCTCACCTGAAGCAACAGAATCGACAACACCTGATTTTTTTCCTCCACCTATATCTACTGAATCATCTATATTTGATACGCCTGTTAATAGTGTTGCTGATTTAGCAAATTGCTCAAAACCTAATGGATTTCCTTGAGCATCTACTAAGTCAACCGTCTTGGTATCCCCATTTGTAAATGTTACTACTATTTGGTCTCCTATTTTATTAACCTTAGATGCATTTTGAATATTATCTCTAAAGTAAGTTTCGGCTGCATCAATATCTGTTGAGTTTCCATAATAAATAGAAGATAACATATTTAAAGTGCTTTCGTCTTTTTTCGTTTCTTTTTCGCCATCTACCACAGATTTGGGTTTAAACCCTTTTCTACTAGCTTGAACATTTATTTTTTTGTCAATAGCAGAATTTAATTTTTCCTTTATAACTCCCTTAACTACTCCTTCTTGCTCATCTTTAAATACAAGTTCTCCGTTTTGGCTATTAGTTCTATCAACATAAATTAAATTACCATCAGCTTTTTGTGCCTTAAACTCAGTTTCATCGTATGTAAAGGTATAGTCTTTTCCGTTTGGAGCTTTAACAGATTGTTCTGTAAGTATAGAAGATACATGGAGAGGATTAACCATCATTTCGTCTGAGGTTAAATCTAACCATTCTTGATAATCTTTTAGGAGTTCTTTATCTCCTGCAAACTTACCACCTTGAGAACTAGTTTTTATAATAGTTTCTAGACCGCCTTGCCCTGAATAATTAAATGCTAAGTCGTCTATCATTCCTAATCCATCTACATCACTTTTTACTTGGGCATCAATATCGAAGTAATCAAATTTTTCATTAAGTGCTCCTGTAAGTTGGTTAACTGTCATAAACGAACTAGGGTCTCCATCCATTTTTCCATTCTCCCAATGACCTAGACTTACCATACCATTGTTTTGGTTGACGAGAGCTTTAGTGTTTTTTATATTAAATAAACCTTCGGCTTGTTCCATCTTCCAAGCTTCCAATGCTTGAGACCTTTTTGATGGGTCCATAGCTCCTAATCTTTCTTTTTTTTCGGTGTAGGCTGCTTGATATTGTTTAGCCATTCCAAACACTTTATTTGTAGAGTCTTGTAGATTTGCGTTGATTAAAGAATATTGTCTTGGCTGTAGGATACCTGCTTTTAATGCACGGTTAGCAGCTAACATAGTAGCTGAACCATCAGCAGCAAATTGTGTTGCAAACTCATTAGCTTCTATGTAATCACCTGAAGGTGCGTTTTGCAGGTTTAGTTGCATCTGACGTGCTGACTCATCTAGAGCTGCTTTCTTTGCTTCTCTTGCTGCAAATTCTCCCTTTAATGTTTCATTAAATTGTGTTGCTACCGCAGACCAATTTATTTGGTCTTCAGCTCGTCTTTCAACATATCCATATCCTGTATTGGCTGCCATTTATTTTCTTTTTTATTTAATACCCAACTTTATTTTTATCTCATCGTCAGTCATCGGAATCATTTTACCTGTACCATCATCTTTCATAAACCTACCGGATGCTTTAGCTTGTTTTACTCTTATATCATCTGTAGAGGCTGCAGGATTATTAGGGTCGGCTACTCCTAAATTTTGTTGTGTGTTATATATGTCTTGGAATTGAGAACCGAAAACAACATTTGATTGGTCAGGCTCTAATTGTCTTTTAAATTTTCTATATGCTCCGGGATTTAAATCACGTATTGCCTGAGTATCACCAATACCTAAATCATATTGTACTTTATCTCCTCCTATACCCAAAAAACCACCTTCTCTTTTACTAAAACTTACATTATCAAAATTATCAACTTGATTCTGTGTGTATTGTGTATCTCCAATAGCTTGTTGTTGAGCACCTTGGTTTTGTTGGTACAATGGAACTAAACTCAAACCGCTTTGTAAGGTTCCAACTGCACCTTGAATACCTTGAGCCATAGCTTGGTTTTTTAATTGCTCTTGATTAGCAGCCTGAGCTTGAAAACCGGATACTTCTCCTAAGTCTAGTTGAACATTTAAATCTCTTAGCCTACTATCTTCTTCTGCAACTAACTTATCTAATTTATTCAGTTCTGCACCCATTTGACTTCTAACTTGACCTTGAGCTGCGTCTTGCGCTACTTCTAACCTTCCGGCTGTAGCTGCAATACCTCTTTGGTCTCCTTGCTGTGCTGCAGCAAGTGCAGTCGCACCTTGTTGTAAAGATGCTTCTCTTGCTAATTCATAAGGTTCTTTTTGTATAGCCAATTCATCTAGATAATTAACCTCTAATCTTTTCCTAGCTTCTGCCATAGCTTGGTCAGCTTTGGATTCTGCATCTCTTTGTAATCTCTTTGCCTTTCCCATTTGTCCAAATGACATAGCTGTACCTGTTGCTCCAATTACTAATCCTGCTATACCTAATGCTATTGCTGACATAATTCTAAGTTTTTATTTATAATTTTTTTTGGCAGCTCTTTATAAGATTCTGCTAATAATTCTTTTTCTGCTTTTTCTACTGTCGTTGCGTTTGTTTTGTGTACGCAAGTCCAAATAGAATCTTCATGAATATAAAATATTCTTTGGGTGCCAATTTGTGTAAAAACCGTATGAGGAGCTTTTATAGTTTCGACAACACCATCATCATTTAAGTACGAAACTTTACCTTTTAATAAAAAAGAAGGATGTTGTTTTTTATGTATAAAAGAAACTATTACGTGCCCTTTAGGCATAAATACTTCTCTTGTATATAAACCGCCTTCAAAATGATGTTTTAACGGATAGTTTTCTCGCATATCCTTTTCCTGTGGCTTACCACGTTCATGAGTAGCAGCTCCTTCTAATGCACTTAGCTGAAGTTTAAACTGTTCTATTTTTTCCCACAATAATCCACGATTATAATGTACCGCATTAAGAACTTCTTCAGGTCTATACTTTTTTCTTGGCTTTAATAGCGAAAATATACCCATATTATTTACAAAGATACTAAAATTACGGAAAAGATTTCATTGTTTCACTTTCTACCACAAATAATTCAGAAGCCTGAGTAGATTCTAAAGTAAGCTCGAATATTCCATAGTGACCTAATATCCCATGAGATTCAGCTATAGGGTTTTTTAAAGTAAAGAAATAACCTTCTACCGGTATATTAATAAAAGTTGGTTGAGGCGCAGGATATGTACCTGTATTTGTAGAATTTATTGTTATTGTATTTGTTTGAGCTGTAAAATCTATATTCTTATCAACAAGAGTTCCTACAAATTGAGGCTCACTTCCTGTCTGTGGGTTTACATAATAAACAAAATCTCCTAAATTATATAAGCTACCTATATGTACATTTATATCAAAACCTATTAAAACTGCAGTAGGTGTAGAAAAGTTAAACGAAGTACAAGTGCCTATACCATTAACACTTCTCATGTTTAAGTTAGCCCCACTTGGTATTTCTGCCACGGTATTTCCAACACCACCTGTAGGACTATTACTTCTTAAGAATGCAAACCATGCTCCTTCTTTCTGTTCAAAATAAGTAGAGGCTATTTCACCAAACAATTGAATATCTGAAGTAAAAGTAGCAGACCAAGCTTCATCACTCTCTAAGTTTAAAGTTTTAAATATCTTATTCTCTAAAGGTTGTTCATTAAACACACTAGTAATTCTTGCAGGGAATTGTTGACCATAGTAGTTGTTTCTCGTGTCATTTGTATTATGTCTAAAGACATTACCGCCTTGAAACGTATATAAAAACTGATTCATTCCTATTATCCATTCAGGATTAAAAGAATAAAAAGAAGGGAATCCTTTAGATGATTCGCTATAAGTTAAAGTTCTTTTATATTGTTCAGTTATTGGTATCATATTAGCAAGGTGTTACACTAGTTATTACTCCGTTAACAGATACTGCTATCTGTTTCTTCCCCGATGGTGGATTTATTACATAATTACCTGCTCCTTGTTGGGTAACACCACTCGCATCTCTAAAAGCAAACTCATGTAAAGCAGGTTCCCCTGCCGTTCCATTATAGTTAGGCGCAACATATATTAAATTAGGAAATGTAGTGGTTTGTTCGCAGTTTACATCCTTATTACCGGAAGGAGTTGATGTTAAAAGAACAGGGCATTCCACCTCTAAATTCCAACCTGTAGTTGTTCCGGGAGGACCAAATATTAATAAAGTTATACTTGAGTCAGTATAATCGGTACGAGGAATTACTAAAGTACAATAGTTAGGTGGTCCTGCAGTTGTATTTACATCGGCACTTGTACCATTAACAGTTCCGTTTTGGTTTGTGGGGGTGGCAGGAAAATTACCTGAAGAATTTGCTAAGTAAAAATCTTGATTAGAGTACCCCCCTAAATCTAATGTTGGACCTATATCTGCTGCTCCTGTAGAACTTTGGTCTCCAAGGAAATTATACCTACTACCGCTACCAACAAAACCAAATTGTGGGCTTGTGGCTTTGTTGACTATTTTACTGCCTAACTTAGCTTGTATTCCATCAACTACACTTTGTGGATTAAAATACACAATTATAGCACCTAAATCTGTTCCTAGATTATAGTCTAATTGATACAAACCATTGCTCCCACTTAAGGAAAGCACAGTTCCACAGTTGGTTTGACAGGACGGACAATCTACTACAGGACCAAGAATACCATTTATAAGTTGTCTAAAATTGGTAGAGTCTGAATACCACCCATCTGTAGCCACAACAGTCAAAGCAGCGTCATCAAAAACTGATGTGCTAGTAAGCAATGTTGTTCCGTCTAAATAATATTGATTTAATTGTGCCATAATTTTTATTTAATTATAATTTGTGGTGCTGCACATCCACAGTTTAAAAAGTTTAAAGAGATTCCACTTGCTAAATTAAAACCTACATTTTTTATACACCTAGTAGCACTTGCACCGGGGGCTAAACTTACAAAATCTGAATTACCATTACAATCTATATATGATTGATTTACAGCTTTATTACCGCCACTATTAATTAGAATATATGTATTACATTGATTTGTGCAAGAACTTTGTGTGCTTTTAGTCCCTGTCATTGTTATAGCATTTGTGGTGAATGCAATAACTCTATACAAGCACCCTGATTCAGTACCTGTTCCGTCTACAAATTCTCCGGGTATTATAGTTCCGTCATTTGCCATTACTTCAATTTGTGGGGGGTCTCCTGCAGACTCTAATAAATCACACCTTTTTAGTTCAAGATTATTACTCGCACAACCGCAATCGGTAAATTCTATAGAAATAGTTGAATTTGGATTTCCATCTGTTACTATATCGGTAACACATAATGTAAAAGGTGGAAAATTTGATTCAAGAAATTGGGTTTGAGTTACTCCAAGAGCTGTGGTAAAAGTAATACTACCGCCAACTTGTCCTGCCGTTATTAAATATGAACCTGAGCTTTCACTACATGATGTTTGACTTACAATAATATTATTTACTGTATGAGTAGGGGACGCAGAAGTTTCTCCACCCACTAAGTATTCACAATCAGAGTCAACTCCATTTAATGTAACGAATGTTCCGTTTGTAACTCCTGCAGCAACAGCTATAACTACATTGTCCGGACTACCTGAAGTATTTGTTATAACACCTGATTCATATGACCTACATAAAGTTGCATTTCTATTTGAAGGTGTAGTTCCTGAAGAACATCCACAACAGGCGTCGATTTCATCGGTACTAGAAAAACACAGCTCTGCTTGTGTTGATTTTCTATAATCATATATTAAATACAAATTAGAGTCAGAACTAGTCGGCATAGTAAATGTTCCCGAAAACTGATTCCCTTGTCCTGTTACATTGGCGGTTTGAGTTGAAGCTGATAATAAACTTGCAATGCTTGTTGGAGTATTAAGATATGTAGTGCTAGTTCTTAAAAATCTAAACTCATTGTTATTTATACTAAAATCAAAATCATCACCGGATGATGTAATTTTATTAGAAATAATACTTACAATTGCTCCATCAGCAGGTGCTATATTTCCACCCTGTGCTCCACTTATTTGAGTAAATTGAGACACAATGAGCCCTTGTCCGGATTGAAATTCTATTTGCTCTGATTGTAAGGAACTTAAAAACGTGGTATCATTCCATCTGTATTCATCATGTATAAACTTCCCTGATTCATTGTTAGAGGTTAATGCCACTTGTATAATATTCATTTGAACCGCATTAGGGCAAAAAACTGTAAGGTTAATGTTTATACAAAGAGTATTTCCATCGGAAGTGAGATTTTGAAAAAGAACCCTTACTAAGCTTTCATTTACAAGATTTTTATCAAAAGTAATTGCATAAGAGCCATTTGCTGAAATAACTTGATAGAATACTACAGCTCCATTAGGGTCAGGGTATGTAGCAGTAATTTCAAATGTTTGTAGTGGAACCATCCCCTCTACTGTAAAGTTTACCTCCACATTCCCTACGTCTGCACCTAAATCATACAAAAAATCTTCATCTGTCCCTTTGCAAAAATTAAAACTTCTTGTAAGACCACAGGGTATTTGTGTCTCAGGAACCGGTACTTCAATAGGTGTATTAGATAATACATACTCATCCATGTAGGGGTCATATCCCCCAAACTTAAAAGTATTAAATCCACTAATAAATAAATCTCTAAAATAAGAACGCATACCTGAATTTGATATTACCTGAAGAGATTCGTTCTGTGCGGAACTTCCTTTTAATTGAAGTACAGCCCCTCTTTTAGCATCTGTAAAAAATTTGTCAGGTCCCCATTTAGCAAAGCTTTCAGGATTATTACTATTTCCATAATTTTCAATTCTTGCTATTTGAGTACCAAGTACCTGTGGGACAGAAGTTACTGCACCACCTCCTGTAGAATCGCTTAATAAATTTTTACCTGTAAGGACATATGAAATTTTATCTTCTTGTAAAACAAGAATATCTGTAGCCCTTCCATCCATTAAGGTTATTGGACCATATTCATCTTCAAGAGTTTTAAAATTAAGTAGACCTAAATTAAATTCATTTAGTTTATTAACATTATTTTCCCCATTGTATACCCCACTATATGTTATATCAGAAAACCTGTGTGCTTTTTCAAATTCTTTTTCACTTGTACTAGTTGTTCTATTTCCTAGCTCTAAAGGTTTTCCAACTATTGAGTCTCTTATCTTGCTACTTTCAACTCCGTTTCCAAACGTATAGCAATTAAAAAAATCAGTATTAATAATTGCATCTTCAGTTGCGGTTTGATTTTGAACATTACCACTATGAGTTCCTGCTGTTAAAGTTAGGCTGCTTATAGTTATGTTTGAGGAGGAAACCGGAGGAGTTTGGGAGCTTGTTACCATACTTCCACATACACCTACAACATTTGTTTGTGTTTGACCCGGTGACACCGTAATGGTTGCACTTTGATTGTTTTGGTCAAGGTAATCAAAGTCAATAGAACTTGGTTCAGCAGAAGCTACACTTACTGTAAAATTACAGGTGTTATCATTTGTAATAATATTAAAGGTTTCTGCGCTTTGATACCATAAGTCCGGTGAAGCATCTTGGGGGACCGATTCAAATACTATTAAAGTATTTCTACGAATTAATGTAATTGATGCAACAATTCTAGTTTTTCTATTATTATTACTTCCACAGGAATAACTTGATTTCGCAAAAAATACAAGTTGCCCCTTTTTACCTGTAGTCTGTCCTTCTCTTTCCCATGCAATAGATACATTACCATTACAAGGAATACTTGCGTTACTCGTTTGTAAAGATTGGTTAGGAAAATCTAACTCCGGAGGTGAATCTCCACTATCAGTTCTATTTATTGTGGCAGAAACCAATGCACCATATATGTTTTGTGCAATAAAGAAATCATAAATATTGGCGTAATCTTCCGATGCTGTTACACTCGCTTCTGTTATTAATTCCCTTAATTCACAAGAATTACCGCTTCCCCCTCTTCTTAAGTTATTAATTTTTACACTTAATGTTGAACCTGCCGGTATATCTAAATCTACTTTATCATACGTTGCAGGGTCTAAGGGGTCGTATGGTGTTGTAGGAGTAGCAGGATTCGATACACTTCCGACCTCCATCCTTATTGCTCTACAATCATTTGCTCCTCTCCCCTTTGCATCCCCTGCACCTTCGGCTTGACTAATTGGGTTATCTCCTGCAGCGGTTGTAAACTGATTAGTCCTTAACCTCATATATGTTCCTGCAGGTACTCCCGGTAATTCATTTCCATCACTATCAGTACCCCCTATAGGCTCCCCTGCTTCGTCTACCGGGGGAGGTTGAATAAAGTTTCTGCCTTTAGCTTCTTTTGCTAAAACCGTTACTCTAGTACAGGAATTCATTGGTCCATTTGTGTCAGCCTTTACTATAAGCTCATCTCCTTCTTCTATTTTTCTACTGTTTTCTCCTTCTAATAAAAACCAAGTTGACCCTAAAGTTGTATCTTCAAAAAATAAATTAGTATAAATAATATCATAGTTTTCTTTATCAGGTTTTATGCAAAACTTATAATATCTTGCCCAAGCAGGTGGGGTTTGTGATGGAGGTATTTGTACTTGTATTTTATTTTGATTTGTTGCACTACCACAAGAAAAGTGTTCGGTGTTGTTTTCACTTACTAAAGCAGTTGATGCTCTAGAAAACTCATCTAAATATATCATACCCACCTCGTAACCTCTATTACTATGTAAACTAGTTGCATTTGCTATTTTAGTATAATCTCCTGTAACTATGGAAATAGTTTGGTATTCATATACCTCATCTACCGGTGGTCCTGTTTCAGTATACTGTAGAGCATTAATTTGTATTTTTACAATATTAGGAGTGGCTTGAGATGTTATAATTAAAAACCCTTGATTCAAGGCTACCGTACCGCTTGATGTTTTATTGTATGTGCCATCTAAAGTTTGAAGTGCATCACAATTAAATTGGTCAGTCATTGAAGTTCCGTTACAAGAGTCAGCAAAGTTTGCTTCTACTGCTGATATAGCATCTATAAACTCTTGTGAGTTCGCCATAGTATATGCATCGGGATAACTTGCCGGGAGCAAAAAGGAAAAATCAATGGAAATATTAACATTAGTATCAGACAAAGTACCACTTGTAAAAGTCGAATGGTTTAAGTCAGCATCTATCGTAAAAGAAGCTCCTTGAACCAAGTCTAAATTTGTAAAATCTAAACTCATTCTAGAGTTTGGAATTTGAGTGTTTTGAAACGATGGGTCTATATTATATGTTCCGGTTTCTAATGTGATAGGTAATTCACCACTATCAACAGGTGTAGAAATACTGTTTGTAAAATATTCTAATTTTAAAGGACTCCCATTTTTATCAATTAAATCATTTCCATCAAAGTAATTACCGTACATTAATCTATTGCCCATTAAAGTTTGAGCTTTAGCTTGTAACGGAACATTGTCGAATGTTCTAAATATTTCTGTGTCCGGCAATACTTGAAAAACTTTGCTATTACTAAAAGTGTAAGTTTGTGTGCTATTGTTAGGTAACCCTAAATCAGCTTTATTAAAAGACTCTATTAATTTTATAACATTAGTGCTATTATCTTTAAATAGTAAATCAATACCTAAAACTAAAGGACCTCCGGTGTTATAATTAATTCGAACTATATTAGCCGTGTTTAACATTCCTCCGTTTAAAAATGTATCAAACCTAAAATCAAAAGGTCCCGGAATAAAAGCTGCATTTGAGAATGGAGATGTTGCTGAAAATGCATTATCAGCATATCTATATCTATAAGCAAAACAAACAAACCTGTCCTCTAAATAATTATTAGCATTGCTAGATGTAAGGGGAGAAATATTTGGAGCATTTGCAGGTGGCTCTTTAATTACTAAAAAAACTTTTTCTGAAAATTGGTCTATATTTAATACAGGGTTAGGATATGGATTACTATCTACGGGAGAAACATTTATAAATCTTGGAGGATTAAAATTATCTGTAAAAAATAAAAGATTCTCAACAATATTAATTCCTACTATTAATTGTTTATCATCAAAGTTTAATGTTGTATTTACTCCACCACCATCATCAATACTAACAACATGATAAGTTAATACGTCTGAACTTGTTTCTAAAGAAACAATCATATCACATTTACCTGTAGCTCCGACAGGAAAAGCAGGGTCGTGTACAAACCAATATAGTGTTTCTTTTTCTCCGTTTTCGAAAGCTCCTATACACTTAGCTGAAGAAGATATATTTGTGTTGTTAAAAGAAAGAGTAGTTAGTCTAGTATTTCCTTTAGACAACTCCACAGCTCCTATTTCTGAAGCTTCAGTAGACCCCAAACGCACATTAACGGCATCTATGTACTGACCATTAGGTAAAAGTCTTTCATCGAGACTCTTATTCATTTTACCGGCAACAAAATTTCTTTTTAAATTCGCCATATTATTTTATCCATTTATCTCTTCCTCTAAGACTCATAAGTAGTCTACCCGGATGTATATTGCTTATTCTTATTTTGGAATTTCTTAGCAGGGCACTTTTTCTTTTTCGTGCTCTATTAATAATATATTCTTGTACACCTACTTTAGAATTTAATATAGCAAATTCAATGTATGAATAAATGTATTCTTCAAATAATTTGTTAACGGTTATTTTAGTATTGTCTCCTTCTTCCATACCATCCGAAACATACTCTAAAACACAGGTTTGTCCGGACATTCCTGAGCTAAAATTAATTACCCCGGATTGCTTATCTATTCTAAAAGTAGGATTTGCATTTGCAGTTTCTGTATTTAATCCAAATCTTGCACCAATTTCATAATCAAAATACCAACACCCATCGCAGTTATACCCTAGCTCACCATCGAATATACTATTATCGTTTAGGTATAAGCTTTTTAAACCTCCTGTTATTCTTGCTAAATCTAAATTTGAGTTTTCAGGTTTTAATATATTTCCATCTTGGTCAAATAATATCCTGCACTTATCATCTTGTAAATATGCTTTAGCATAGTTTATTTGTATGTTTTCTGTTAAAGGATATAATATTCCATTTTTAAATACGGATATTCTGACCCAATTTACATAGTCGGATGGTAATACAAATCTTAATGTTTTACAAACATCTAACTCTAAAACTTTAATTTCTTTAAAAGCATCATAGTTTAATTCTTGTATTGCTCTTTTTGCGTGAAACAATATTTTATATCTTTCTTCGTTGTTTACAAGAGAATGATTTCCGGAATACATTAACTCAAAATTAGTTACAACATCCTGTAAGCTTACATATTGGTATGAACCCCAATTAGCATCTTCAGGAAAGTTGCCTTCATTTTCGTAATATTTATATTGTGTTATATAAGCCATGTTTTACTTTTCTTTTTGGGTTTCCATATTTTCTTGACCTGTTGCAAATTGAACAGCTTCTATTTCCCTGATTGACATCCCTGCATACTGTAATATTTTCATAATTAAAGAAGGCTCATCATCAAGAGGTAGCTCAAAATCTTGGTAGTCTGCAGCAGTTTGGTTAAACACAGGCTCTCCTGCCGATAAGGTAATATAAGTCCAAACAGGGTCTTTAGGATACCTAATGTATTGACAAGATATATCTCCTACATTTTGATAAGTTGTGGGTAAGATAGTAATCACACCGCCTTGCTGAGAATAAGCCGGGTACATTGTACTAGGCGCAGTCAATAATGACTGAGACAATAATGTTATTTTGTTTTGATGAACTCTTTCAGCCTCTCTAAAATTAGTTCCACATAATACTTTGTTAATAAGGTAATAATCAAAACCTGTAGTAGCTACAGTAGGCATAAAAAAAGCATTTCCCCCCGGTGTTCCGGGAGTCACTTGAATTAAATCTGAAGTTATAGAAAATGTATCTATTACTTCTTCATAACCTTTTTTAATATCGGCATAACCTGTACCTGATTGTCTTGAGTTTTCTTTGTTTATCTGATAATTATATTGGTAAAAGTAATCCTCAAATATATCTAATTGTGCCTGTTTAGCAAACAAGTTAAAATCTGTTGGGGAAACATAACCATAATTATTTTTATTCAGAATAGACAAGACTGTATTCCTAACTGAATTTATCATCTATAAATCTTTTATACAAAGATAAACAAAAAAAAAAGAGGACTAATTTTTTAGCCCTCTTATAGTTTTTTAGCAAAACGATTGTTATTCAACTAGTGTTATTGCTTGACTTAAGTTTACTTTAGTGGTTGACCGAGTGTACGATTGTTCCCAAACGGTTACAAGAGCTTTTTCAATAGCATCTTTATCGGTAGCTACAAATTGACCGCCCCCGGAAAGGGAAAATTTCTTGTCCGCATAGTTTAGGGTTAAAACTCCTGCACTTAGACCAACATACATTATACTTCCACCAAAAACGTAATCTCCAATTTCTAAAAATTTATTCATCATAGTTTCTAAGTTTTAAAAGGTAAATGTTACTGCGTCTACAGGCTGAGTTAATGGAGGTACTTCATATAGTACTTTACTCCATTTATCTTCTTGAGCACTTTTAATTACGTCAAATACAGTTGATAAGTCCTGTTGTATTAAAAAAGACGCTGATGCAATGTTGATTGTCGAACCATTTTCATAAGCAACGATTATTTCGTCAACATCATTAATATAGCAAGAGGCAACATTATTTAGAGATATAAAGTCCGAACCTTCTTCTTTGATTATTTTTGCATACTTGTTCATAATAAAAAAAATTTATGAGTTAATAAGTACAAAGATAATAAATCTAGACAAGCTTTTTTTCCAAGTATTCTAACCTGTCAATACCTTCATCAGTTTTAAAGTATGATGACAAAACATATATTGGGTCTTCACCAAACGGAATGGTTATCAATCTTTTCTTATTTGAAGGTAGATTAAAGTATACATCCTTTTTTTGATTTTTAAATATTAAAAACTTTTCGTCAAAAAAGGTTTGAATAGTTGAGTGTAGTTGAATTGATGGGTCGCTAATCGAATTCAAAAAATCTTGTGGATAATTCTTAGCGAACATTAACATATCCCTTTTTAATTCTGCAGTAGACATTTTAGATACATCACCATGTAGTATTACTTTACCTATCATTTCCATTTGCTCAATAGATAATTCTTTAGCTGCGATTAAAGCATCAACTTCTACATTTAAGTCTTCTACAACTTTTGCAGCATCTTTAGCTAAATCTACTTCTTCAAACTTATTACCATTTAATGGGTGATAAGACAAGAAACTTTGTAGTGCCTGATTTCTTTTAGGAACATTTAATAAGCCCATTTCAAACACAATAGGAGTAACAATAGCATTGCCATCTTGCTCTTCTTTAAAAGGACTTTGTTGATTAGTTGCGTATCTTAATTCACGGTTTAAACCGTTTTCTTCGTCAAACCAAAGGAGTGGTTTACGTTTTGTACTTTTTGAGGGAAGCATAAAACTTAGTGGAGCTTTACCTCGTGTGAGCCTATAGGCTCTGTCTTTAATTTCTTTTTTGTTTTTCATTAGATTAAAATTTAATTATATTATAAAAAAAAGATAGGGGTACCCGAAGGTACCCTTATCATTATTGTTTATACTACTCTTCGAATAGTACAAAGTTGTTTGCACCCATTACACAAACACATCTTTCAGATAAGAAATTAACTCTCATCTCATCAATGTCTGTAGTGGCTGCACCACCTGCAGAACCTGTAATCCAAGTCTTGTAACGTCTGTCTTCAGTTTCTGAAGCTCTATATCTAACGTGCAAGAATGGTCTCTTAGCATTTTTACCCATAACTTGGTCATAAACACTAGTAGAACCTGCCGGTACTAATAAACCTGTAATAGCACCTGAACCTACAACAATAGGGTTGGTAGTTAAACCACCTCTCATAGTTGGGTCATTTAGGTATTTCCAATCAGACTTGTAGAAGTCATAACCTCTACGGAATCCTGTGAAACCTAAGTTAAGTGCCATCTCTTCGTCATTGTCAAACAATCCGTAAGATGTACCACCTGCTCCATAAGAGTTCTGAGCTGCTAACATATCGTCAATATCGAAACCGAATTGTCTGTTGACAAATATTACGTTTTCTTCAATTGCACCTTGCTTGTCTAATCTATCAATAACTGCATCAAAGTCTTCTAATGCATCAGGGTTTCCACCGCCCCACAAGTTTCCTCGTGTTCCGACTGCGTGGAATACACCTTCAGAACCAATTAGTCCTGCTGCTGAAGCTCCTGACTGTACACCACCTACAGGGTTTTCTGCCGGTACTGCTTCAATCATAGATGTTTCTAGGTAATCATCAAATCTTAACCTTGTTTCATGCTCTGATTTTAAATACCATAGGTAACCTGAACCACCATCTTCTGTTGAAATTTCAATCCAACCAATTTGAGCCATGTCAGAACCATTTACCAAGTAAGTGTCCTTTAGGATGATTGGGTTGTTTTCAAAGATATAGTCATCAGATTCCAAAGAACCTTGCATTCCTGCTGTTCCTTTTTGGAATTCAGAACCGTAAATAAATACGGTGAATGGACCTGCTGTTACTTGTCCTGCTGATTCGTAGTATGCTACATCAAAATCTACACCGTTACCACCTGCTGCTGTAGATACGCTTGTAACAACTGCTTTGTTTTCGCCACCACCTGCATTGTCAGATATTACAACTGTTTGTCCTACTCTGATTGCAATTGCTGCATCAACAGAGTAAGGATTTGCACCTGTAGTAACTGTACCTGCCGGGTTAGTCCCAATTGGGGAATCAGTAACGGTTAACGTAGCTGTTGTTGCACCTGCTGCTCCTGCTGATGTTACGCTTGTATATTTGATATGTAACCTTCCTTGTTCTGCCCATTTGATAAGGTCAGAGTTAGAAGGCATTTCTGCCCCCACCATTTTTATAAATGATGAAAGAGTTCTATTACCATATCTTTCAAATTCTTTCTCATATGTATCGGGTAGATACTGATTCAAAAAGTCAAAGTTGGTAATATAGTTTGACTCCAACGGTACTTGTTGTGCACTTGGCTGCAACGAGAAACCGGGAGTTGCTGCTAAACTTCCTGCCATAATTTCTAATTTTTAATTTTTAATTGTTTTTTACTTTTTATTACTTCTAATTTTAAGTCCTCTTCCTTCACTTGGGTTGAGAGCCTTAATTTGCATTCCATCTTTCTGTACAACTTGAGGAGTATTCCTCGATGACATATTGACATTTTTTATTTTTTTTGCCACGTCTTCTGTTGCATCCGATTTACCTTGCTCATAAAAGAACTTAGCAAACCTTTCCGGATTTCGTGCTACGGATATTGCCCTATGGTATCCTGATGTGTTTTTTATTAATCCTGTTTTTTCATCCATAAAATCTTTATATAAAAAGTTTACGTCTAAATTACCATTCTTAATTTCTGCCACATCCTTAGAAGGTAGAAAAGTTAATACTTTGTCTTCACCAACTTTAAAGTCAAAACCTTTGAACTCTGTGTTGAAAACCTCGTCAGTCTTTTTCAAGAACCACTCTCGTTTTCTTTTAGCTTCTTCTTCATAGGTTTGAGCATCCTTAACATATTGGTCATAAGCTTCGAGCTGTTCTTTTTGCTCATTAGAGACAGAAACCGTGCTTGACTCAAGGGGTTCCTTATACATCTCTTTTTGTTGCTCAAAAAACTTTCGAGCTTTACCAATCTCTTTTTTAAACGCTAACTTCTTTTTCTTTACTACATTCTCTTCGTCTAGTTCGTTATCATACGAAAAATCCTCCATCATGTATTGAATATCTTCTGCATCTAAATCTTCTTCAGTTGCTGAATAATATTCTCGCAGAAGCTGCGTTTCGTCCATTTCTTTGAAGTTTCTGTTTAATTTAACATAATCCTCAAATCCTCGACCTGTCTTTTTTCTATACTCTAGATATGCACTTACATCTTCCGGCATTTCCATATTAGCTTCTTTCTTTGCTAATAAGTCTTCAACCGATGACACATCTTTGTCATATCTATTCTTGATAAAATCAAGAACTTGTTCCTCGTTTAACTCAGGAACAGGAGTTTTAATATTTTCTTTTAGTGTATCAACCGGAGCCTCTTCACTACTTTGTTCCGTTGGAGTAGAATCAACTACACTATCCACGGTGGGTTCTTTCGTTTCATCTGCTTCATTAACTTCAGAAACTTTATTTAGAACCTCTTCTTCTTTTTGAGCTGCTGATTTTTCTTCAACAGACCCAAGGTCTTTTACTATTATATCCATTTAATTTAATTTTATACAAAGTTAATAAATTATTCTATGCGTTTTTTCAACTATCTTGGGTCAAATTCTGCTAAGTCAAAACCATCTAGACTATCTTCATTAGACTCAAAATTTTGAGGGGGAAGATTATTCTTTCTTTGGTTTATTAATTTTGACTGCTGAGTGTTTTGCTGAGATATTCTATCTTTTTTAGCCGTATCTCTTTCTCCCTCTCTAAACGCTAAAGCTTGTTCTGAAACACCTCGCAGTTGTTGATTGTAATTAAACTCTTCTGCCATTAATCTAGATTTCAATAGAGCTTCATTATTCATTTTCTCTATTTCAAAAGCTATCTCCGCTTGTTTAATTTGCATTTTTTGCTGCCCTTCTAATTGCATTTTTTGCATAGCCATTTGAGAAGCCATTTCTTGAGACTTTAATTGCTGCTGTGCAGTCATAGCTTGTTTTTGCATAGCCATAGTATCTTCTCTTTCTTGCTTTTGTTTTCTCTTTAATTTTAAAAGCTGATTAGCAAGTTTTAGGTTTTTGATTTCCCTTATGTCTATTGCATCTTCTAAGTTAATATCTCCTTTTGATAAAGCCATTTGAATGTTTTGTTCAAGTTGTGCTTTTTGTTCTTCATCAGGAGCAACTTCAATAAATATACCGAAGTCATATATATATAAATCTGATATATCATTTAGTATACTTACATTATATTTTCCTATTTTATTTACAAAATCATCTTTAAAGTCAGCATACTCCAATACATCCGCAACTCTATAAGTTAACGCTTCTGCAAGACTTCTATATATAAATAAACTACCATCCAATATATGTCGTGTAGCTACATTTGAGTTTAAGGATGCAAGTTTTTGAAGACCAACTAAAGAATTAGGGTCAGGTAAACTTCCGTCACGAGCTTCATTTAATCCGGTTACAGTTCTAATCATATTTAAATAATAATTATAATTAGAAATTAACATTTGTGTTTTACTTGCCCCTGAACCTGTAGATATTTCTTTAATAGGTACTCTTGCTTGATTAAAGTCACCGTCTTGAGTATAGCTTCTACCAATAACAGAACCGGTCTGAAAGTATAATCTCAAAGCATCTTCAGGATTATACGCATTACCTGTTCCTAAATCCACTTCGTTTAATCCATCGGCATCTATAAACACCCCATCAGGAACAACTCTAGAAATAACTTGTTGAAGTTTCAGGTGGGTTATTTGAATCAAATCAGCAAAAGGTATCATTCGCCTAACTAAAGACTCAATAACTCCCTTATACATTCTTGGGGCTACAGCTACATAGTTGGGTAGTGCGTGTTGACTAGCAGATTTAGGTCGTACCATATTTTGTGCCATTTCCCACTTTAATATTATATTGGTACCCATAACCATTACTCCATCATACCAAACGTCAATAGTTTTCTCTATTTTCTCAAAACGTCCTTCATCCATAGCTTCCTGCGGTGGGTTAAATTGGTCATCTTTTTCAACAACCTTACTTCCACCGGTTTCCATTATTTTTTTCTTGTAAACTATTTTGTTTGTAGACTTATAATTAAAGTATAGTAATGTACAAGTATCTCTATAGAACATATCATTCTCATAAAACTGAGCTACATTATAATAGTCATACCAATTTTGACTGTATTTACTAATTTTTTCTAAATCCTCTTTAGTTAATGTAGGGTCAATCTTTATTAACTCAGTCATTGGAAGAGTTTTTACTTCACCCCAATAGAAACAATCTTTAAAGTGAGGGTCTTCCGTATAGCTATAAACTATATTAGCAGGGTCAACATAACTTACCTGAACTCCTGACCCGGGCAGGAACTCGTGCTTTGCTACTCCTATCCCTAATACTGTTAAATCGTAATCAAATCTTTTTCTTAAATCAATGTAATGATTTTCTTCAAACATTGTGTTAATAGCTTCTTCTTCTGCTATCTCAATAGATGGCTTATAGTTTAATTGCATATATAAAGATAGCTCCTCATCGGTATTTGGAAGCTCTTCGGGAGAAACAGTAAAAGGGTCTACACTAGTTTGTTCTTTTATTTTTCCTAGAAATTCTTTAGAAACCATTTGGGCTTCTATCATATCCTGATATTTACTTCTTTTAGCTTGAGACATTGCATCTTGAGCATATGCATTCACCTTAAAAAGTCTATCAGACATTCCGTTCACTACAATATCCACAAACTTAGGTATTATAGGAACCGGAGTCCAATCAAGGTTTAGGTATGACAAGTCACCATCTACAGCTAACTCGTTTTTGTATTTCTTAATTGACTGCTCACCCCTTGCATACAATTTAAGTTTATGAAAATTACGAAACTGATTGTAGAATCTACAACTCATTCCATCTCTTCTAAACCATTCATATTGTATTGCTTGTCCAACTTTTAATCCATACTCTGTAGTTGCCTTTTCCGCATCAGATACAAATTGGTCGGGGAAAGATGCAGATTTAATGTCTACTGTTACATTTTTCATCTAATTATTTCGCTTTTAGTTCCCGTGTTACTATACCTTGCAAAGTTAATATTTATTTTTGACTCTTTTCTTTCAGGTATGTATAAGTGCCTTTGATTAGCCATTATAGCTAAACCTGAGCTAATAGAGGCATCATGTCGGGTTCTGTTGTTAATATCAAATTTAGCCCAATCCAATAGTGTTCTGTTGAACGGCATGGTTCCTATAACATCGTTTGGTCTAAATACTTCTTCTAAATCAAATCCAATGTTTTTTTCAATATAAGATTCTATGGCTGCAGCATGAGCTTGTTTAACTTGCTCACTTGAATTGGGTATACCACCTAATTCTTTTTCCGTCTTGGATAATTTTGAACTGTGCTTGTCAGGACGGTTTAAACAAAACTTTCTATAACCCCTATTTTTAAAGTGATATAATAAACGAGGTTTATTATTCTCCACTAGTATGGGCATACCATAAAACACACAAGCCATTAACACATCTTCAAAAAATATTTCTGCAGTTTGTGGTCGTGCTATATATTCTAAAAAAAACTCATTAGACGGAGCATCGTCCATTGAAAACTTTGTTAATCCATGTAATGCACCATTAGAACCTCCACCTCCAACTACACCACTAATATCATAAGAGTCACATCCGAATACCCCTAAGTGTTCATTTCCCGGATAAGTTATGTTATTTTTTTTATGTACATTGTTTTGAATATGTGACGCAGGTAGCCAAGATATATGAAACCTTCCCTTTTTACTAGGAACCCAAATAACCTTACTATCCTTAACTCCGTTTTCCCAAATAAATTTTCCTTGAGTTATATTATGTTCTTTTATTACTGCGTCATTAAAATCAATTTGTTGATAAATCTTACTCAAGTTAAATATTGATGATTTGCTTTCATCTCTGAAAGCATGAGCCTCTGTCCTTGGGAATTGCCTATAGAACTCATTTAAAGTATCAGCATCATCAGTAAGTGATTCAACTTCTCCATTCCAATAATCAATTGAGCTTTGATAAATAGATTCCCTATCTACACCCATTAACTCTACTTTTGGTGTATGCAAAACAGGCATTCCATATATGTCAATAAAACCCTCCATGTTCCACTCCATAGGTATGAAAAGAGAATATAACCCACTTTTAGTTTGACCATTTGAGTTTCTATTAGTAACATCGGAACTTTCGTAAAGTTTTTTAAAGTTATTACCCCCTTTTTCAAGTGAGTTAGATGTAGAACCCATCATACATTTACCTATAATCTTACTACCTAATCGTAGGCAGGTTTTAGTTACTCCCCAATTGTTTAAAATATTGTTGGGTTTAATCCATTTTCCACTTTCATCGTGTACTAATAACATTAGTTTTTCTCCATCATAAGAGTTATCATCCGTATTCTTCCAATCAATAGTGGTGTCTAATCCCTCCATGTCATCACCAAATATTTCATGCATATTTTTTTTTGTGATTTTTGATGCAGGTACTCTATAGGCTAGTTCTGTTTTAGGTTTATCCATACCGTCTTGAACAGGTTTAAAAAAGAACGGATAGTTATTAGATATAGGAACTACTTTATCAGTAAACATTTTTTTGGCATCACCCCCTGTCTTAGACAATATACCTACTCTTGAATCTTTAGATATTGTTCCTGTGTTAACGCATTCTGAGGAGCCCATAAAAGAAAATCCGGACCTTCTTATTTTTAAATAACACATCCCATAAGACCTTGTGTCTGCCTTACAAGCCTCCCAAAAAATAAAAAAAGCTCTATTGGCTTCTCTGTAATCAGGATAACCTACATCTATTTTAGTCCATTGTAAATACATATAATGAGCACCTGTAATATATGTTGGATTTCCATTATTAAAAAACCAATGTCCTTCATCCCTATATTCAAATTCTTTTTCTATATAGTCTACCCACCTAGACTTAAACTCTCTTGGCATTTCATTCCATTGAAATATAGACCGTATGTTTTGAAGTTGTTTGGGGGTTTGTTTTCTTTCCCAATATTGCTCTAGCTTTTTATCGTGTCTTTTTATAATTTCCTTAGAGGCTTTAGGAAGGGCTATTTTTATATTTGATATTTCTATTATACTTCCAATTTGTCCTGACTTTGAAATTATAACTAAATCATATTTTCGATTATATCCATATAACCAAGTCCTTGCTCTATTTTTGTTTGCAATAACAGATGGTGATATATAATCTTTAATTTCTTTTATCATTTTGAATTTCTTTCTGCAAACCCTTGTTTTGTGCTTGGCTTTAGCCCTATCATTTCTATAGCTTCTTTTTCTGACTCTATTTTGTTAAGTATTTCAAAAGCATCCATTATACAAAGTTTTTTGGTAGCTGCTGCATTCTTTAATCTATCTGCAGCTAAATCATCCTCTTCGTTGTATTTTATTATATCTTCTTTTGCTACTTTTATTAGTTGCTCGACAGCCCTGTAACCGGCTTGGATTATCTTAAGCTTTGTTTCCTTGAGGTTCATATGCTACTATATTTTTTGATTTAATTCTATATAAAACTTTTTTTTCAAATCTAAACTCATACTCTGAGTCAGGCATAAAGGTAACAATATCTCCTTTTTTTATTCCATTTTTTTTATTAGAGTCTGAAGGGTACTCCATAATACCCATCAATGGTTCAAAAGAAAAGGGTTTATATATATATGTTTCCGTAGAAGGCATAGGTGATACAAAGCAGTATGGTTCTACAGTATTCCAAGAATTGTTTTTTTTATACATATAGTATTGGTCTTGGTCAATAAAAAATTTGTTGTCCTTAAAAAAACTTTTACCACTCTGCCTTCTACCATACATATCATTATAAAATTTAAATACGTTGTGGTGAACTAAAAGAAGGTCTCCCTTTTCAATAGGACCATTATACATTATGGGTGTTTCTAAAACCAAAGCTTGTCTATTAGAGAAAGCTGCGGACTCTTCGGAAGTATCTAGTATTATATTTAAATCAGATAATTTTTTTACGTTACTATAACGCCTACCCTCAAAGGGTTTAACTATAAACTGAGTTGGTGATTTCATAATTTAATTTATGAGCCACAACCAATACAATCAATATATGAATCAGTCGGCTTGACTCCATTTAATTTCATTTCAATATTGTGAATCTCGTCAGCAATAGACATTTGTTCCATCCAATCGTCTATCTTTTCCTTTTTCATTTTCAAAACTTGCGCTTTGTTAATGAGCTCTTTTTTTTCTTCCTCTGACATTATTAAAAATTTATATTAAACTCTAACGTAATGGGCATGGTAGAATTAAATTGTTTCCACAATAAAACTTCACCTTCACTTTGGTCTAATATAAAAATTTGATATGCTTCTTGTTCGGAGCTGTATTTAATTAAATGAATTATATAGCCTCCATTTAGGACTCCCTGCCCTACTAGGTAGTGCATTCCCCCTGACTTATAATCAGGACCTACTGAAATTTTTCGTATGTCCATTTAATTTAAATTAAATTACGCTGTAGTGTTTATTTTTACTACTCCGTCCGTGTGATATAATCCTCCTAACAAAATACCTGCTGCTCCTGCTGCTGTATCATTTATATAATTTTGAGCCACCAATTGGTCCATATATATAACCGTATCGGCTGAGGAGCCTTTTACTGCTAATGCATTGTTTCGGTTGGTGGTGTTAACACCACACCCTACTTCAAATAATGATGTCGTACCTGTCTCACCATCATCTTTGTTGAACTTACCTACAATAGTTGAATTCCTTTTAGTGCTTACAAGACCCTGACCAAATACAAAACTATTTATACCTGCGGAAACAGCATTACCTGCTCCACCAACAAAAGCGTTATTACTATTAACTCCGTTAGTACCTGTTGTTACTACGTTGTCAAAACCAATTACACCTACTCTAGTTGAAGTACCTGCATCAGTATCAAGAATTTCATTGTTTTGACCAAATATAAAATGGTTATTCCCGGTTATTTTTTGTCCACTTGAACCGTGCATTAAATTATTGTTTCCGGCAATTGTTCCTTTTGCACCTAATACCGTATTAAAATTACCAACCATTATAGCAGTATCGGAATTCATTACAAAGTTCGAGGAACCTCTAACGTCAGACCTGACGGTACCTAAATAATTTGAGGCATTAAATAAAACATTACCACTTGAGTTTTGTCCTATAGAAGTTTCTGTAAGAAGATTAAATTTAGCTGTTGCACTTGCACCCCTAGTGTTAACTATGAAATTGCTACGAGAACCTGACAATTGCAAGAACTTACTATTAACAATTGTATTAGCATGACCCAATCCGGAATCAGTAGTAAGTATATCTATATCTTCTCCATTAATAATAGTATTATCTCGTACACCGTCAGAATTATTAGTTGTATCTGCGTTTAAAGTAGCCCCTGTAGTACCAATAAGAAGATTGTTTCTTAGTTTAGCCTTATCTAAAACTCCACCGTTAGTAATGGTAATCTTGTTATTTTGACCAAGTTTGTTACTATCAGCACCTCCATATTCTCCGGGATACCTGTTAGATAAAATTATATTGTGAGCAGAAAAATTGTTCTCATTACCTGTTCCTTGTTGTCCAATAGTATTTTTTATACCGGATTCGGACCCTTCTGCAACAATAGGGTTTAATATAATATTACTACTACCAATTACTTGAGTATTTCCTGTAATTAAAAGGTTTGTTGCTGCAGCGTTATTCTCTGTGATGTCTGATTGAGCACCTAGAGTATTTCCTATTCCTCCTGTTTCAATTATAACATTACCACTAGCCACATACTTTGGAATTGAAGTACCTCCAATAAAAGTGTTATTAGAAATTTTTCCTAAAGTCATACCTGATGGTGCCGTACCTAATGCAGCAGCCTTTATATCATAACCTGCGTTTTTTCCAATAAAAATATTTTCATTAAGAATAAAATTTTCAGGAGTTGCTGCTCCACCATTAGTATCTAATCTAGCTCTAAATCCTGCAAAAGCACCTATTGCTGTATTATCAAAGAGATAACTTGGAAGGGTTGCTGTTCCTGTTTGTCTAAAGGTTCTTAACCCTATAGCTACATTGTTAGAAGGTTTTGGGGCGTCAGTATCGTAAACAATATCAGCCATAGCTTGATGACCAACCATTGTAGACCCACTATGACCACTTAAAGTATTTACTTGATTTGAAGATGGGTTTCCTGCTGCAAACCCTATACCTATAGAAAATTCGTTTGTAGCTAAAGACTGCTGAGAATTAACTACTGAGCCTAATGCGTTTTTAGAGATAGCAACATTGTTATATCCTAATGTATTAGCATTTAATGAATCTGCCCCTATAGCAATATTGTTTGTCCCTTTAGTTGTGCTTTTTAATGCTCTGTATCCTAAAGCTACGTTTTCCCCTGCTGAGGCTGCGCCACTTACAGGATTTGCACCGGTTGTAAATTTACCTAATGTTTCGAATCCAATTCCTACATTAAAGTTACCCGAACCTTCTCCATCAAAATTATCTTCAGCTCCTGCGTTATCTCCTAGGTAAGTAGAACCACCTAAGTTTTGTTGATATAGGAGTGTTGAAAAAGTTATATATTTTGGTGAACTGAATTTATCTTGCGCAAAAGCAGAGTCAACAAACTCTGTGTTGGCATCATCCCAAATAGGGATTGATAAATTAGTTAGATTACTTGTTATTAATCCATGAATATCACCTAGCGTATAATTCTTTGTGATATTAGAATCTCCAACGTCTGTCCCAATAACTTTATCTGATAAAGAGGGGGTAGAGTCAATTGCATAGGTTGATATTTTTGCCATATTATTTCTTTTTTACTTCGCCTGTCTGTATGTTTATAACAGACTCTTTGCCGTATTTTTCTATAAGCTCTTCTTCGAGCTTATTAAATGTTTGTGTTAGATGGTTTATTTTACCATAATACTCTAACTTTTGAACCTCTAGATTTCCTAATTCTAGTTTTAATCTATTTAGAGAATCAGTTGCTTCTCTTAGGTTTTTTAATTCTTCTTCGTTTAATTTTACTTGCTCACTCATTTTATTAAATTTAAATTATATACAAAGATACTATTTTTTATTTTTATTAATCTTTTCAAATGACCTACCTCCAAAATATGCAGAAATCACGGTTATTAAAGTAAGCTGCAAAAGGTCTGTCCATTTATCTTCTACTTCAAATGTAATCGTACCTGCGTCAATGAATATCATAACCACAGTAGAGACTACAAGAAACAATAAAACTAAAGGACGAATATTTTTAGTTAATTGAGATGCTGAGTTATCTGAAACCCAACGGTCAGTAATGTTTTTTTCCATATCAGCTTCATGCTTCATAAAGAGTTGAGTCATCTCTTTTTCAAAAGCATCCTTCTCTTCTTTTGTTTGCACAAATTTATCTACTATTCCTGATAGTCCTTCAGCCACATTGGTTGCAGCACCGCCAAATATTTTAGCTAAAAATTCTTTCATAAGTTTCCATATTCTAGATTTACATCGAAACTCGGACAGGCTTTGTTTGAAAACTCATTATGACCGTGTATAGAAGCATCAGGGAAAGATTTTTTCAAAAACCTTAAAATAACTAAAAGAGAGACAACTTGTTCCGGTGTTCTTGTGTCCTTTGGTGTTTTACCATCCTTTTCTACTCCTCCCACATAACAAATCCCGATTGAACTTTTATTGAAATTCTTAGTGTGAGCCCCAATTTTATCAACCATTCTACCAAACTCTATAGTTCCATCTATAAGAACTACAAAATGATAACCACATCCTGACCATCCTCTAGCCTTGTGCCACTTATCAATAACTTCTGTATCTATTGAATCATCGCCCTCTCTTGTTGCAGAGCAATGCAATATTATTTTATTTATTTCTCTCATAGTATCTACGATTTAATATATGGTTTTTATAATCAACCAAAATTTCTTTATTTTTTTGTATATCTTTTAATGCTAACGCTATTGCGTCTTCATTATTTAAAAACTTAAACTCTATATTTGGATTAGAAGAGTGATTGGTGTATCTACCAATATATGTTTTAAATATACCATTAATTGTTCCTAATCCTATTATAGTATTTTTTTTAATTAATTTATTGGCAAACATTCCATAACCATGAATGTTAGAGTTTTTTCTTTCTACATAAGGATTGTAGAGGCTTACTACCTCTAACATATTTGTGACCTCTTGCATTTTCTCTTCACTACAATTCAGGTCAGATAACATATTTGTGTATCCTGTATGCTTTTGATTCATCTTCCTTGACCCCTATATTTAGATTTATAGCCGGTCTGCCCTTTACTTGCATTTTTAGAATGCACTCCGGGTCTTTTTTTTGTGGGTGACTTTTGATATGCTGAACCAATTGTCTGCGCCACTACTTATTTTTTTTGGAATCGTTATATATTCTTTGGACTGTATATATTATAGTGGCAACTAACAAAATGATTTTCAATGCCATTTCTATTTGGGTAAACGTAATAGCCATTACGCTTGTGTTAATTCCGTATATTTTTAAATCTTCGAAAGACATTCTCTTATTTCATATGTTACCTCTAAATCTTCTAGACCCAAAGTGTTGTCTGTAGTATAATTTTCCATTTACCAAAGAGCTATAAGGTCAGACATTTCCTCGCTTACATTGATTACTTGAGTAACCTGAACCGGTAGTACATCACCTGCGCTTACCCCTTTAAAGGTAACATCATCTCCACCTGAAGTAATAACATTAATGTTAGGAGAAGCTGCAGAACCTGCATTTCCAATATATACTAAAGCTCCATTTTGGAACCCACCATAAACTTGTACTTCACTTCCGGTAAAATTACCACCACCATTTTTTAGCGTTAGAGTAGAATCGGTTATATCAACTACTATAGAACTTTCATTAGTTGTAGTATCAACAACTATCATACCTAGCTGTAAACCTGCTTCAAAAAGTGTGGCATATTCGGCACCATCACCGGTAATAGGTGTCTTAATAGTTAGAACATTACCGGAAACACTAGCCACAGATAATAAAAAGTTTAATTTTGTGGATATATCAGGAATTGAAGCTCCTGCTTTTCCTCCATTCAATGGTATTAAACTAGCTCTCTGAGCATTAATTGTATTTTTAAGATAGCCCATAATTTTTTATTTTTTTTTGTAAGGAAAAATCCTGTTTAATGTATCCTTTCTTTCTCCACATCCACATGGTTTTCCTGTAGATTCACTTATTTTATTTACTATTTTTTTTATTCCTGTAGCCTTTGTAAATTTTTCTACAGAATCCCCAAGTCCAATTGAAGGAGATGAAGATGGTTTTCTATATTTAGCGTTTAAAAGCATAAATTAATCTTTGCATTGACAAAGTTTGTTAGGGCAATCATTTACTTTAACTGTAGCCTTAACTAATATTGAGTTCCAAGTACATAATATTTTATTCCACAAAAGTGAAATTTTAGTTCCTAACCATATTAATAATTTTCCCATAACCTTTATTTACTACAACCAAAGTTTTTGGCAAAGTTAGCCATCTTAACAATAGGTGTTTTGTACTTGCTTTTATTTTTCATAACGGTAGATGCAGCAGAGCATACAGATTTCCCGGGCATATTTTTTTTAGCCCAAGCTGTAAACTTACCTTGATTACCTTTACTAATCATTTCACCAAGTGCCTTTTTATCAGCCATTGTTATTTTTTTATAATACTTGTCAAATGAGCTTTAACACCTTTTGGGTAATGTACTTCATAACCCATAGAATGGTCACCACCATAAGCGTGTCCATAATCTTTTTTTGACATTGCCTTAGATTCATCTCTTCGGGCTTTTAAAGACTGTGACTTTTTTCCGTTCTTAGAACCTAAAGATTCATCAAGTCTTGCGTTATATCCTTGTTTCATAACTAAAATTTTAAATTACTTTATTTTACAAATATACTAATATTTTCCTTGTCTATTTTTTGGCGATGATTTTGTACTTCCACCTTTACCTGCCCATAACTTTTTACATGACCAATACCTTGCAGTTAACTTTGATTTTGCTGTGTTACATTTGTGTCTTGCTCTAAATGAAGACCTAGCAGCTCTTGAATAATTATGTCCATATCCTGTAGCTCCAAAATGGATGAGTTTTTCTTTCCCACCCTCACAAGCTTTAACCATCTTTTTTTTCCCTGCTCTATCGCTTTTAACCACAACATTGCATTTCATTTTAGATTTCTCTGCCATATCTTTTACTTATAATATCCATAACATATAAAAACTCATTATAGTCAGTTACCCAATCTTTGTGATTCCTGTTTCTATTGTATTGGTCTACTTTCCAATCTTCTATATGTTTTTTATCTGTCAAATTTTCTTTTCTTACTATGAGCTGCACTTTTGATTAATCTTTCCTCCATCTTAGCTACTTTAATTTTTAAGTCGGTGTTCTCTTTAATCAACTCTTCTATTTTTATTTCTAAGCTATCTATTTTATCTTTTAGCTCTTCAATTATTTTTAATGAAAGATTATCTAGTTTATCAGACTCTCTTTCACTTTGGTCCATTTTTTTTTTAATGATTGACCATATTTCTTTTATACCAAAAGCCGATAATAATGCTATTAAAAATCCATCCTCCATTAAGTATTTGTAACCCTAGCAGCCTTGGTATTGCTAACAAATTGTTTTTTTCTTCCGTACTTTTTTTTCTTTTTAGCTGTTGCTGCTCTTTCTGCCTTAGACATTGATTTAGCTTTGGAAATAGGCAAACATCTATCAGGGTTCTTTTTATCCTTACTTGTGCCACAGGCACCAAGAATAGAACCATCAGTTCCAATACGAACCCATTTTTGGTCTCTCCATTTTTTTAACTCACCCATTAGTATCCCTTTTTAGGAGAATACATATTAGGGTTGTACTTAATAGAGCCATCCATTACTTTAGCAAATTCAGTAGCTTGAGCTTTCCCCACCGCATTATAAGGAAATACTCTAGTTTTCATTGTTCCTGAATCTTCGCACTTATATTTAACTGTTGGCATAATTTTATAATTTATTGGTTTAACTTTTTAAAATCATTTTTATCTATCTCATCAAAGGGAGCAGCTTGGTTTGCAATATACTTTTGTCCTTTGGTTAATTTTTTTTTCATTCTGTGCTTACTACCTTTTTTTAGCTTACTCATAACTCTGTTGTAATTTTACTTATTCACTTTTCTATTTATTCTCTTTTTGATTCTTTCGTAACGCTTCTTGGAGATATTTTTATTTTTGCTTTTATTTCTACCTTTGACGCTTCTGTTTTTAAGCAACTTGTAAGAGCCATCATCATCTTTAATGGCACCCTTGTAAACATTTTTACTTACTTCTCTTTTACCTGTAAGACCAACTCCACTTTTGTTCTTCAACTTTAGCTTTGCTGCTGAATTATCAGAAGTGACATAAGTTGTTTGTTTGAACTTACTTTTACTCTTTTCATTTTTATTACTAAGCTCGAGCTTAGCAACATTAGATATATTAACATTAGTAGCTACAGCTTTTGGTTTTGATTTTCTATGCTTACTTCCCGCACTTAATTTACTCATAACTCTGTTGTAATTTTTGCAATTCTAATTTTTCAATAGGCGATAAAACACTTTTAAGTTTTAATTCTAAAATTCTTCTATCTTCATATTTCATTGGAGAATAATAATCTCCACCTTGAACTCCTATCATTTCTTTTTCTTACTCATAGACTTTATCATTCTATCAATCTTAGCAGCTTGACCTTTGTGCATAGCAGATGCTTTCCTGAGTTCACTAGCTATTACTTTTAATTTTTTTGCATCCATAGTTATTTATTTCTTTTTAGAACCTTTAGCGTAATTAGGGTCTTTACAATATTTACTTGCTGCCATATTAGCATAAGCAGATGGGTATCTGTCAAATGTTCTTTTAGCCCAAGATATTCCTGCCGGACAAATTTTATTACCTTTTTTTTTTGCTCTTCCTTTTGCCATTACGCTTCTTGTCTTTTTTTAGAACTTTTAAATCCTTTAAAACCTTTAAGACCTTTAAGACCTATTACCTTTCTTAATTTGCTAGGTGGTCTTTTATAAGAATTATTTGAGTCGCCTGATAATAAAGTTTTTGCGGTCAGGTTTTTAATCGCCAAATCTTTTAGCTCATCAATCGTATTTAATTGTTTTTGTAAATTAGTTGGTTTACTTTCTTCAGTCTTTTTGTCGTCAGGCATAATAACTTATCTTTGTACAAATTTAATAAAATTTATTTTAAGCATATGGAAGACTATCTAAAATATTGGAGAGTAGTTCGTTACTTTATAAAAACAAAATATAATCTTACAACCTCAGATTTAGAAATGATTTTATTTTTAAAATCTGAAGGTAGGTTTTCTAAAGAAAACTTTAAAGAATTTAATGAACTCTTAAGTTGGGATAAAGACAGATTTGAAAATCTAAAAAGAAATGGTTGGATAGAGGTCTATAGAAAAAGAGTAGGAAAGCACAGGGCTATATACCAACTCTCATTTAAATCTAAAAGGGTTATTAGTTCTGTTTATAAAAAACTAAATGGAGAAGATATTCCCACTACTATTTTTTCAGATAAAAAATATACAGATAAATTATACAGGAACTTTATAAAACAATTACTACGTCCTTCTCTTGAATGACTGTAATTTTACTTCCTTCCATCAGTAAGGTGTGAGCACTTCGGTGGTCATAATAAATTATATCATCAGCATTAATTGATTCAACATGATGACCTATAGAGTGTACCTTACCTTTTTGGTATCTTCTTTTATGAGCTTCATCACCACTTAATAAAATACCTGATTCAGTTTTTATCTCTTCTTCTATTGGCTCAATTAAAATATATCTAGCTATTGGCTTCATTATTTTTTTTTTAATTATAAAGTCTGACATCCATTGCCATTCTTTTTTTATCATTTAAAATTTATAAGTAATTCCTACTGCTACAAAAAATCCTCCTGTGGCTATCGCTAAAGTATTTGGGTTTAAATCAAATTGAGGTGCATGAGGATGCCAAATCATGTAACTACTTCCGGCAGTCATTAAACTAAGTCCTCCTATTAAAGCTAATTTTCTCATGATTCATTCTTTTTTCTTATCATGGTTACTATTGCATTTGTAGATAGTAATGTAATCGCTACACTTATTGCATTTTGTAAAGCAGACCTTGTAACTTTCATTGGGTCTATAATTCCCATTGACATCATATTACCCCACTTCTCATTCTTTACATCATACCCATCGTCAGGATTGTCTGTAATTGAATACATATCATTATCCATACCTGCATTAGAAAGTATTTGTAGTAGCGGAGACTTAAGGGCATAGCTTAAAATTGCGTAAGCAATTTTTTTTGTGTGATAATCGTGTGATTCTTTAGGCTCATCAACACCAATAAAGGGATTTATGTTTTCATAATATAGTCCTTCTCTATATAAGCTCACTCCACCACCGGGTAGTATTCCTTCTTCTAGCGCAGACTTTACTGCACATACAGCATCATCAACCCTATCGTATAATTCTTTTTGCTCTAAGTCTGTGTTTCCACCAACATACATAACACCAATACCACCTGTAAGTGATGCAATACGTTTCTCAATAAAAGATTTGTCTTGTTTTCTTTTACTTATATCATGGGCACCCCATAATTCCTTAACTCTTTCTTTTATTAAGTCGCTGTTTTCTTGCTCATCTTTTATGACGACTGTTGAATCACGCCCAACTATCACCTTGGAACAATGACCCAAATCGTCATAACCGATGAGACTTAAATCGTCACCTGTCTTTTCGCTAAAGTATGTTGCGCCAACAGCAAGAGCTATGTCATTCATAAGCTCGTGTTGTCTGTATCCAAAGTCGGGTGGTTGTATACTAACTAACTTTAATCCGTTCTTCATTACATTTGCTGCCATGGTGTTTGTAAATCCTGCAGAGCAAGGAGCAATAATAAGTAACTTGTCTTTATTATTAATTACTTGTTTTAATACATTTTCTATTTGAAGTATATTACTTATCTCGGCATCAGCTACTAAAACTTTTATATTTTCATATATACACTCATCGTGTTTATGGTCATTAATAAATAGTGGAGAACTATATCCCCTGTCAATTTTAATACCTTTAGTCGTTTCAAAATATGTCTCATGATTATTTGACTTTTCAACTGTAACAATACCATCTTTACCAACGCTATTATATACTTTAGATATTAAGTCTCCAATAAACTCATCATTGTTTGCTGAAATAACAGCAACGTCTTTTAGTTTTTTACCGGATATTTTTTTTGATTTCTTTTTTAATTTACCAACAATAGTATTAGACTCAGCTTGTAATAACTTTAATACTTCTGTTCTATTAACTTTTTCATCTATAAGCTCTAAACCTTTAGATACTAAACTTTCAGTTAATACAATGGCTGTAGTTGTTCCATCACCGGCTGAGGTTGCAGTCTTATCTGCTGCTTCCTTCATTATTCTAACCGCTAGGTTTTCTACAGGGTCTAATAGATTAATTGATTTAGCTACTGTAACTCCATCTTTCGTCACAGTAATTCCTCCTATGTGTTCTTGTGATTCTATTAAGACTGTGTTCCCTTGGGGTCCTAATGTAGATTTAACAGCTTTAGCTATTTGGGTTATTCCACTAAGTAGCTTCTTTCGCCCGACACTATCAAAGTGCAGTTCTTTTGGATTCATATGTATTAGATTTAATTTAAAGCAAATATACTAAATTATATTAAGTGTCAAGTGTTAAATTTCTTTCGCTATACTCTCTCTCTCTTTTCTTTATCGTAATTATTTTTTTTCCGTCTATGACCCCTCTTAAGTCGTCAACTCAACATAATTATAGTTATTAAATTGATTATCAGTTAGTTAGGTATTTTAAAGTTAACACAAAGTCAACATAAAGTCAACACAGACTATATAAAACTTAACATTATATAAAAGGAAAAGGGACCTTATGAGGAGGGTCCCTTAATTATTAAGTTGTTAAAACACTACTAAAAACAACTTACTCCATTACAAACAAACTACTATAATTATAGTTTCTTAAATAAGTTTATGTTAGCATTTGCTAATTCATTTCCTTCAGCTATCATCTGAACTTTCTTTGCTCTCTTTAAAGAGTTCTTTAACATTACTGCTCTGTCAATACCTGTAGTTAAAGGCGGTGCGTTATTTATTAACCTACCATCCTTTACATCGTATCCCATCATTGAGGGTTTTATTTTAAAATGCATAATAATTTTTTTTGTCTTTTACAAAGATAAGATTTTTTATTTAGACACTTAGAGCAATTGGGTTATATTATGGCTACACGCAAAATCTGTGTCAGGGAAATCAACTTTTTTTTCGTAGGGGGGGGTCTGTTTTTAAAATTTGCATTCCTAATTTTTTGGCGTTTTATCTATTGACTAATGACCTTGTCAACCTGTAAGCCTTGACCCCTTAGATATATATATCATGTAAACTTTTTTAAGGTGTTGCCCCTCTTCAGGGTGTCCCTTCCTTGGTGGGACGTGATACCAACAAAGGGAATAGAGAACAGCCTTCCCTCGATACCATCAGAGTAGACCTAAATTTAAGTAAACAAAAGACAGTATTTTTAACATCTGTAAGTAGCTGACATACAATAAGTTACAGACAATATAATTAATTAGTTGCAAAAAAGTTTGGAGTGTATATATATTTAAACTACATTTGAACAAATATTAATAATTAAATCAACAAACATGACACATTCAATCAGTACAACAGGTAACACAACAGAGATGGCACAACAGGTATTTTTTCTTGAGGACAGACTCGAGAGAGATTATGCATCAGGCTTTATATCAGCTATCGAATACGACAACGGAAGAGATGAAATCTTCCAAACCCTTGGCGATTTATACGGCTTCGAGGGGTAGCAGATAGGGGCAGAAATGTCCCCCTGTCCACAGGTGATAACCCTGTGCTGATGAGCCAAAGAAGGCGAAACAGGAATAATAAATATTAATTTAAAACACACACAATGACACAGAAAATCAAAATGGATGTAACCGAGAAAGTAAAGCAGACTCTTCTCGATGGACTAAAGAAAGACGGCTTACAATGGTTTAAACCATGGAAAGCAGGGTTAAATTTTCCTATCAACAATGCCTCAGGAAGAGCCTACAAAGGGTTTAACAATTTTATCTTAAATGCTGAGATGACAGACAAAGGATATGAGTACAACGAGTGGTCAACCTTCAAGAGTGTTGGAGCCTCAGGTGGCAAAGTTAAGAAGGGCGAAAGTGGAACAGATGTATATTTTTGGCTAATCAGTTATACAGCGATGGGTGGCTCAGGGAAATGGTACAAGACTAAAAGAGAATGTATGAAAGCAGAAAATTGTAGCGAAAGTGACATCTTTACTAACTTTAATCTTCGTTTCTACAGAGTATGGAACATAGCACAATGCACAGGTTTAACTCCTAAGAGACCACACGAAGAGACAAACAAAGATGTTCAACCTATCGAGTCAGCAGAAAATATAGTATCTGTTTATAAGAAGGACAACCCTAAGTTAGATATTAGAGAAGTCGAAGGAGACAGAGCCTGTTACTCACCATTAAAAGACATAATAGTAATGCCGTTAATGAGCCAATTTGTCAACTCTGATAACTTCTATAAAACATTATTTCATGAGATGGTACACAGCACAGGTCACGAAAGTAGGCTCAACAGAGATGGTGTAACAACAGCAAAGATGTTAACCAAGAGCAGAGCAGATTACGCATTTGAGGAGTTAATTGCTGAGAGTGGTGCGATGGTGTTATCAGGTGTAGCAGGTATCTGCACAGACTGTGGAGATGACGAAAGCAACAGTCAAGCCTATATCAACGGATGGGTGAAAGCAGTTGAAAAAGAGGATGCGAAAGCAGTAGTATCAGCCCTGACAAAGTCAGCTAAGGCAGTAGATTATATCCTTGGAGAGTAAGTCCAAATGGGGGTCGAAAGACCCCTCTGTCGGCAGATGTGTATCTGTCCTGATGAGACCAAAAGGTCGAAACAGTAATATTAATTTAATATATATATCATGCAAAAAGTAACATTTAAAGACGAAATGAAAATAGAGTTAAACGATTGCTATACTCCACATTATTTGAGCCGTAAGGACAAAGACCACCAATACGAATATCTTACCTCATTTAAGGGGTATCAAATGCTTGTAGCTTTATACCAAGGCACAGACTCTCACATTGGCAGTCGTTGTGCATATTACCTGATGGACAACGAAGAGTTGGACATGAAATTTCACATGAAAAAAAGTGAAGGTGGCTTCATGTCTGCCGTCTTAGATGGTGATGTAGTAGGAGCCATAAGAAGGGGTAGCCAAGACTATAGAGAGATACTCTGTGATGCCATCAAAGAGAGAAGATTAGAATTATAATTTAATATATATATATCATGAAAATAATGTACAAAGTAGTAACAATAGACGAATTTGGTCTGAGTGTAATACAGGAAGATGGCTTTAAAACATCAGCAGAGGCAGAACAAGAGGCAACAGAATGTATTGAAAGATGGGGAGAACAAGATTTTTGGGTAGAGCCTTACGAACAAGAGCCGTACAAAGAGCCAAGAACATATGCTTACCCCAACTCAGTAGATGGGTGGGAAGATATTTACCCAACGAGAGATTAACTGATGAGACCTTATAGGTCGAAACCACCTTCATAGGTGGTCTTAATCTTAAAATCAAATAAAATGAAAAAAGCAAATTTCCACTTCCAAGATATAAATTGGAAAAACCATTCTGCTCTTGGTGAGAAGGGTGTTCAAGGTACATTGACAATAGGTCAATATGAACTATCGGTTGTAGCAGGTGAGGGTATGTACTCAACGGCAGGTAAAGAGTCCTACTACAAACCCAATATGGCTGAGTACTACATCTCATTTGAAGTGGCAGTATTTAAAGATACTGATGACGGAAAAAGCCAAGAGTTTACAGACAAGTTTTACTATGGCGATTTTGATGACAACGGCTCAGGTGTTTTGGGTTGGAAATCTAAGAGCCAAATAGATGATTTAATCAAACGTATTGAGGACTCATTGAAGACTGTCAAAATAGACTTCAATAATCCATATGACCAAAAAGAGGTTACTGATGAGTTCAAAGAGCATTGGGTGGATATAGAGCCATTGGATACCAATAACCATCTTAAAACTATAAAAGAAATAGCTGAGTCAGGTGAAAAGATTAACCAAGAACAGAAAATTAAACATCAAGCATTTATTGATGCAGGTTGGGTTGAAGGTGATAATCTAAAGGTTGATAAAGAGGACAGAGAAACAGAGTATAGTTTTATAATAGGTGATAGTAAATATATTATTACTGTTCATAGCATAGACCTTTATGTTAAAGTTAAATACCTTAAATATGTGAATAGTTATAATGTTGAAACACCATATTTAAAATGGGAATGGACAGAGCCAAAAGATGCATACAGTAATGGTTGGAGAAGCTATAAAAACGGCAAATACTGTAGCTATGCAATCGTAGGTACTGAAAGACAATACTCAGCTAAAGGACTGCTTAAAAAGGTTGCTGAAACCAACAAAGAAAGTCAATGGAGTTTTGACTCTTATGTTAAACAAAGACAAGCATTTAATAAGGCTAAGGAGTTGTTGCAAGAGAAGTATCCAAAAGCAACTGTTAAGAAAGGTTATGGAAGATATAACCACACCTTCAGAAAGATAGATTTAATATTCAAATCAGGAAGTAGCCTTGAATTTAATGTATATGACTTTGGAGATAGTTTATTTAGTCTTGAGAAGGTTACCGACCAACAGAAGTTAAGCTATGAAAATTGGGAAGGTTGGGCAGATAGATTTAATAATCAAAAAGAAAAAGTATAATATATATATAAGAAAAAACACTACAATGTTTGGAAATGTCGAAATTTTGTCGTACATTTGTCGAACATTTAAAACACTACAGACATGAAACACTACATTTTTGATAAAATAATGATTACAAATGGTCACGAATTAGGGTGGCTACATCTTGACACCGAAGAACATATTGACCCTGAAAACTTATTTATGGATAAATACGATATGGAAGAGTACGCTAAAGATATTGTAATGGATGGCGAGTCCAACTATACTAACTATTTCTTTGATGATGAATTGATTGAAGAGTGGGAACAGGAAAGAGATTTGTGTGATGTGTGTGATGGAGAAGGGGTCGTTTGGCAATCATCTTACGAAAGTGAGTTTGCCAACACCTCTCCTTGTCCTGAATGCAATGACAATAGCGACACAGATTACGAATTGTCAAGAGATAAATAAATACTCTGATGAGCCATTGAGATTATGGCGAAACTATGTAGACAACTTCTACATAGTCAGTATAAACTTAAAAACACTACAAAAAATGGGTAGGTATTACACAGGTGACATAGATGGAAAATTTATGTTTGCCGTTCAAAACAGCGATGCAGGTGAAAGGTTTGGAGCCGTAAGCCAAGAGTCTAACTATATTGATTACGTTGTCCACAAAGAAGACAGCTATGAAGATATATGTAAGGAGTTAAATGACATCGAGCAAACAGGATGTATAAAAAGAGTAACAAAGATGTTCGACAATGAAGTTGGGTATAATGATGACATCTGTAAAAAATATGGTGTTAGTCAGGAAGACTTGATGGAATTTGCTGATTATCGTATGGGTAAACAAATCAAAGAATGGTTTGATAATAACCCAACGGAAACCCAATTAAATTTTGAAGCAGAGTTATGAGAAAAATTACAGAATGGGAAGGGAACACCATTAAAGTTCTCACAGAAGACGAAGCTAATGCATCGTTTCAAGGTGGGCATAAAATAGATGCCTTAACTAATATATATTATAGTGATTTGAAATTTATTTTTGGCAGTCCCTCTGAAATTCAGACAGGTGATGACAAAGTTCAAATGACTTGGGTCATTGAGATAACTGATACCGAAGGTAACAAAGGTAGGTTTGAAATATATGATTGGAAAACCTATGACTTACAATATACCAAACACAAATTAGATACTTGGAGTATTGGGGGTACAGGTAAACATAACCCATATATATTATTAGAATTTATAAACCATGCTCGTATGAGTGCCTTCAATGTCCAAGATTTGTATCGAAAGCATAACGAGATTGAAGATAAGTTAAATCAAATAATGGAAATCTTTAAATAAAATTTAATGATAGTTAAAAAGCTGAATACAAATGTGTTGTGTGTGCAGAAAGAGAATGGGGGTCGCATTATAGTTTTGCGACCTCAGGACTCTAAGTATACATATTGGCACAAGAAATGGAAATCAAAACAATTTAAATATATATATATATGAAAGTAAAAATTCAAAACCGAAGTGTCTACCACAAATTTGCTGAGGTAGAAATAGAAGTCGACAAGGATGAGTTTGAGCATTACAAACTTGAGCATGGGAAGTATACCACCTTGCTTGAT